TTACGGCAGCTTGCTTTCCAGCGGGTTTTTGCTCAGGTAATCGGCACACTCCACCGTCGGGCGATCCACCTTTTGCAGCTCCATCCCGTCATATTCCAGCGTCGCCCCGTCGCGTTCCAGCGGATAGATATCCAGCTTGCGGGTCACGTTGTAGTAGCTGTCAGAGCGCAGCATGATTTTGCCCGGCACCGCCAGCACGCGCTGCCACTGACGACAGTCCAGCGTATCCCCCTCTTCCGTCACCACCAGCGTGGCAATCGCCTCCGGGCTGACCATTTTGCTTTGCGGTCCTTTCGACTGCCAGTATCCCGCCAGATTTGCAGGCACAGGATGCTTGATCACTTCCTGGTAGTTATCCACCTGAACACACCCGGTCAGCGCCAGCAGCGCGCCAGCAATTGCTATCTTTTTCATCATCTTTCCTGCATGCGAAGAAAGAAAAGATTGTGGCATTAAAGCGGGAGGGGTGCCAGTGGAAGATATTTTGGGAGGCGCAATGGATACCTGCATCTCAAGCTATGGTCACTTCACGAAAAACTGTATTCATATACAGCATCATCAAATATGAGGGTCGATCAAGTATCTTTGTGATGCTACAATTCGTGCTTTTCAGAATTGACTGATTTTTATAATGTTAAAGCTATTTAGTCGCTATGTTTCAGTTGGCGTACTTAATACAGCTCTTCACTGGCTGTGTTTCGGCGTACTTCTACATTTCTTCGATACCACCCAAGCCGTTGCTAACGTAATTGCATTTTGTATTGCAGTGAGCTTTAGTTTTTTTGCTAATGCAAAATGGACCTTTAAAGCTCGGGCAACTACAGCTCGATATATCGCGTTCGTAGCTTTCATGGGGGTTATGGCAGGTCTAACAGGTTATGTTGCAGATGTAATCGCAGCGCCACCAGTTGTCACCCTTATTGCCTTTTCCGGCTTCAGTCTGATTGCCGGTTTTTTATACTCAAAATTCATTGTCTTTAGGGATGCGAAATGAAAATTTCTCTTATCGTACCTGTTTATAATGAAGAGGAAGCAATTCCGATCTTCTATAAAACTGTGCGCGAATTTGAAGAGCTTAAGCAAAACGAAGTGGAGATAGTCTTCATCAATGACGGCAGCAAAGACGCGACAGAGTCCATCATAAATGCGCTTGCCATCGCTGATCCGCTTGTCATTCCGATATCTTTTACGCGCAATTTCGGGAAGGAACCAGCATTGTTTGCTGGGCTCGACCACGCTACCGGGGAAGCGATTATACCCATTGATGTTGACCTTCAGGACCCTATTGAAGTCATCCCTTACCTGATTAATAAGTGGCAGGCTGGAGCTGATATGGTTCTGGCTAAACGTTCAGATCGCTCTACTGATGGAAGATTAAAACGCAAGACTGCGGAATGGTTCTATAAATTACATAATAAAATCAGTAACCCGCAAATTGAAGAAAATGTCGGTGATTTCCGTCTAATGTCACGTGAAGTCGTTGAGAATATTAAGCTTATGCCTGAGCGTAATCTCTTCATGAAGGGTGTTTTGAGTTGGGTTGGTGGAAGCACAGATGTAGTCGAATATGCTCGCGCGGAGCGCGTAGCAGGAAGTACGAAGTTTAATGGTTGGAAATTATGGAATCTTGCCCTTGAAGGGATTACAAGCTTTTCAACCTTCCCACTAAGAATGTGGACTTATATAGGCCTTTTTGTTGCGAGTGTTTCATTTATATATGGCGCATGGATGATTATCGACACTATCGCGTTCGGAAATCCCGTGCGTGGCTATCCATCCATGTTAGTGTCCATACTATTTCTTGGGGGCGTACAGCTTATTGGTATAGGTGTTCTTGGGGAGTACATTGGAAGAATTTATATAGAAGTTAAAGGGCGTCCACGCTATATAACTAAAAAACATGTGAAAGGATGAGGGTTAGAAGGAAAATGACTAATAAGTATTGGGAAAATGAGAGCGTTCATAAGTGGATATTATTCACTTTCGTATTTGCTGTAATTGTGGTATTTTTCACCACAATTCATCCGGTTACGATTATTTCAGGTGATGAATGGATTAACTTGTCATCAGGAAGGCAAGCATTCCCAGAATGGGGGGGGTTCAACCCAATAAAAGTTGTTCCTGAAGTCATCTTCCCACTTTTTGGAAATATTTCGTCTTCAATTCTAATGCCTCTTGGCTTAGATTTTCTTGCAGCAATAGCTTATTTAACTGCACTATTGATAGCAATACTCGCAGTCGTTTTCCTCTATCAGTTTTATGCATTTATGAGAGAGAGATTTAAATTTTCTCCTTATACATCAACAATTCTTACGCTCTTATATTTACTCTGTTTATTTGGCCTTTTTAGAACGTTGAACAATAATAATAGCCCGTATTTGTTGTGGGAACACAATCTAACTTGTTATTATCATTATATCGTTCCTGCACTTATTAATGGTAGTCTTGCTATTTTTTTCTTACGCAGAACAGAAGAATTAAAAAACATACTTAAATCAGAACCCGTAATTTCTGGTGTTATTATATTAACAATATATTTATGTGTTTTTTCTAACATTTTTGCAAGCGTCTTCCTTGCGGTAATTTGTGGCTTGGTTTTATTATTTGATTTTATCCATAGACGGTTCAATATACTCGACACTCTTAAAAATTTTCCTTTTCACCTAATCACTCTTATTATGTGGGTTTTGTCTGCAATTTATGAGATGAACGGAGGAAGGGCCGGTCGTATGGCAAAAGACCATCTTGATATTAGCGGTACTATCAACGTTTTATCATCTCTGGTTAGTCTTATCGATAATACTTTTTTCATTGTATTAGCAATCGGTATTGTATGTGGAATCTTATTTCTTGCAACACATTCCTCAAGCATAAATAAATCCACTTTAAGATACGGCTTTTGGATAACTTTGCTAGCATGCTTAATCACAACTATTGCTTTGATTCTAATTTGTGCTAAAGCTAGTCCAAACTATGCTGCGAGACCGGTGGCCATGTGGGGTATCTTCATGTACCTTATTATTGCTTCAAGTATTGGGATTGGCTTGATTGTTGAACGATGGAAAACAGTAACATACATTGCTCCGATTGTACTGTTTTGTTTACTGAATAAGACAACCGATCAGAAAAATTCCTTACGTGAATCTCACAATGGAAATGTTCCATATTCAGTTGCTTATGCTATAGGACAAAATATCATATCGCAGGTCCAGAATGCAGTTAATGCCAACGAAAAAACTATGATTCTTTACGTACCAAAGGGCGATAATCACGATAATTGGCCTTTCCCTATCACTAGAGGAAAAGCTATTTCAGAGACCTTGAAATCTAATGGTTTGATTCATCGAAATATTGAGATCAAAATTCAACCAGACATTACCCTTAACCACAAATATGGAATGCCTTACTAATAAAATAATGCCCCTAGGGGCATTATTTTTTATTCCTCAGGCAATAACCTTCTAAATGCAATTTTTTCTGCGAAGAAAATGACATTCATCTACCCTTACTATAATACTTATAATATTTATAATACTATTGTTTGGGGAGGTTCTCACTTCCAATCAGGAAAACCTCCCGAAATTACCCTAATGGATCTATAATGAATAAATTAGGCATTGAGGTTTTAATTATACTATTATTTCAAATATCTAGCCTTATATCTTATATATTGCACCTGTGGCAAGATTTTTCCAACTGCCATTATTGGCAATCACCATTCCAGGCCCACAAGATAATGTTTTATTTGTATTAATCACAATTGCAGCATCTTTAAGCTTCAAGATATTCAAATCACAGTATAATTTATGCATCCCAGCCGTAGCAGTAATCACACCATTATTATCACACGCGATAGTATTATATTCACAGTCAATGTCACCTGAAAGCGTTATCATTCCACCTTTAGCGTAAAAAACTTTATCCTTTGGTGAACCATTGAGTACGCGCACGTTTTTCATTTTGATATTGAGTGATGATGAGAGAACTTGAGCGATACGACCGCGCCCATTACAAGTATAATTTGTTAAGTTTAAGTTAACAGGTTCAGCCATAGGTGAATTAATATTTATCCAGCCACTAATACCTTTTACCTGACTAACATTTAAGAAATTTGCTTCGTTTACGGTGCAAGCACCTATCAATCTTGCAATGCTTCCGTTACGTACATCGTAGAAATTCGCATTATAGTTTTGGATAGTTAATCTATTTATTATACCCCTGTTAAGTACTACACAACTATTAGGATTATCCAGAAACTCCGTATTGCCGTTGCAAATAGTAAGATTTTCTATAGTAGTGCTAACATGATTAAGACCAACAATAGTTACCGCATGACGTGGTGGATTATCAACGAGTAGATTGTGAATCATTGTACCCACAGTGCTACTTATTCTGATCGTTTGATCATCTTCATTTGAATTATAAATATTCCTGAAGACGGCACTTCCTATTTCAACCCCGTATTTACCTGATGCAAAGTTTCTGTCATCAATGTCAAAAACTGCGTATCCCGGTGAAGGGATGGCATGAATATCCTCTACGGTAATACTGTTCACAACAGTATTTAAGAGATTAGTGTCTCCCCAAATTCTAAGGACTGCATGTTCTGTTCTACCGTATACACCAGAAATTCTAAAGTTATCAAATACCCCTGTTGAATTACCTGTAATTTTCACCGCGCAAAGCGCATCCTCACAAAATAATCCCGATACATCAACGTTAGAAAAATCTCCCGGCTCACTTATATCATAGTTAGCATAATCTCCAATAGTAAAAGCTAGCATATCATCACCAGTTTTTCCTTTAAGGTTTCTTATGTAAGCGTGTCGAACAGGAGGCTGGCAATGAAGACCATCAGAATATGTATCAAAATTCAGTCCATCGACGGTGAGCTTTTCAACCTTAGCAACCAGCCAGGCATATTTGTTAGCATTGATAACCTTTATACCTTCCCCCAGATAAAGGTCTTTAATATTCTTCAATATGCTACACATGTGTGTAAGACCTGCGGTTTTCTGATTTTTTCCGTTAAAATCAATTGTTCCGGGTCCGGCTATTCTAATTGTTTCATCAGGTATTTCTGAGGATTCGCTATAAGCTTTATTTTGAAATATATTACAATTAGAGTTATCAGCGAGTTTTAAAACCACCCCAGGCCCTAACCAGACCCTTGTTAGCGACGGAATGATTAGCGTCCTATCGGTGAGATAAATACCCGGTTTAATAAATCTTATATCGCCACCCGCAGCGAACATGTGAAACATAGCCGCGCCTTTCACTTCATCGCCCGGTTCAATACCGTATGCTTGCGGGGTTACAAATGAGGGGTTAATTTTGGCAGGAGCATTTTCTTTTGTGCTTTTTTTGCTGGCAATTGCAGTACCGCCCAGAAAGAGAGAAACAGGCAATAAACTGAGCAATTTGCGACGTGATGTGATCATCTTAGTCCCTTAATGTTTATATAAAGGAGCAAATGATACACATCACAATTACACTACTTTTTATCCTGGATCATGATCCTCTTACTCAAAGGCTGCGCAGTTTGAGTTTACGATTTTTATCCCCTTCCCCCGTCCCCCAATCGCTGTATTACGAACAATCCTGGAAAACGTTGACATTCGCTAGTAGTGAAAAAGAGTTTGCCCCACCCTCGCTCTCATTCAACACAGCCGGATGGGATATAAATGAATACGCAGCAAGCCAAACCACTTACACCTGCATGCCCATCACATGAGCATACATTTTTCATAATCGACAAAGATCGTCCAAGAGCGCACCAAATAACAGATGGTTAGAGTCGTCGAAAACACCAGTCGTCTAAGTTCGCCTTAGAACGAGTGGTGTTTTGTGTCCCACCCATGCCCCATCGCCAAACTTTGCGTACCTCCTTCCAGTTTTGTAACAACCTCCTTTACCGACCTACCTAAACGCGTCATGATGCTACCGCTTTAAATCAAATGGTTTCGGTGCGCACCCACTTTTTATCCCTGCCCTATACTTTCAGTCTGACATCAGGCTGGAGATTTCTATGTGTGGACGTTTTGCACAAGCTCAAACCCGTGAAGAATATCTGGCTTACCTGGCCGATGAAGGCGATCGTGATATTGCCTATGACCCGGAACCTATTGGCCGGTACAACGTCGCGCCCGGTACCAAAGTCCTGCTGCTGAGCGAACGCGATGAGCAGCTACATCTCGATCCGGTATTCTGGGGTTATGCGCCAGGATGGTGGGATAAAGCACCGCTGATTAACGCGCGCGTCGAAACTGCGGCCACCAGCCGAATGTTCAAACCGCTTTGGCAGCATGGGCGGGCGATCTGCTTTGCGGACGGATGGTTTGAGTGGAAGAAGGAAGGCGACAAGAAACAGCCTTACTTCATTCACCGCGGCGACGGCCAGCCCATCTTTATGGCAGCCATCGGCAGCACGCCGTTTGAGCGCGGGGATGAAGCAGAAGGCTTTCTCATCGTGACGTCCGCCGCAGATAAAGGTCTGGTCGATATTCATGACCGCAGGCCATTGGTACTCACGCCAGAAGCTGCCCGGGAGTGGATGCGGCAGGACGTAGATGGGAAGGAAGCTGAGGGGATAATTGCCGACGGAGCAGTGCCCGCCGACAAGTTTATCTGGCACGCTGTTTCGCGCGCCGTGGGGAATGTGAAAAATCAGGGGCCCGAGTTAATTGAGCCCGTCACTTAACCACCAGCAGATCTGAAAACCTTGTCGTATAGCGCGGCGAAAGCAACTCTCGCTTCATTTGCCACTGCTGTTGAATACCCTGCCCGGCAAAATAGAGCGTGCCCTTGCCGTCTTTTGCATTCAGATGGTCCAGCACTTCCATCAGCTTGCCGCTTCCGGCGCGCGGCGCGTTCTCGTCGAAGAGGTTTAGCTGGGCTACTCCCTGGCTGAAGAAATCACCCAGCATGATCCCCGCTTTTTGATAGCGGTGACCATCCTTCCAGATTTTGTCCAGACACTTCACGGCCGCATTGATGATGTCACGAGAATCCTGCGTTGGTGTTAGTAATTTTATCGACGCGCTGTTGCCGTAATATGGCTCATTCAGGGCAAAGGGTGACGTCTTCACGAATGCCGAGATAAAACGACAATACTGGTGCTCGCCACGCAATTTCTCAGCGCCGCGCGCGGCATAGCTGCAAATGGCCTGCCTCATTTGCTCATAGTCCGTTACACGTTCGCCGAAGGACCTGCTGCACACGATTTCTTGCTTTGCTGGTGCGAACTCCTCCAGGTCGAGACAGGGCTCGCCGCGTAGCTCGCGTACGGTTCGCTCCAGGACCACATTGAAGTGCTTACGAATGATCCAGGTGCTTTGTTCAGAAAGCTCCAGAGCAGTTTTGATGCCCATAGCGTTGAGCTTCTTACTGATGCGCCTGCCAACTCCCCAAACATCCTCTACTGGCACGATCGCCAGTAACCGCCGCTGACGGTCGATGTTCGACAGATCCACTACTCCGCCCGTCTGCCGTTGCCATTTCTTGGCTGCATGGTTAGCGAGCTTGGCGAGGGTTTTAGTCTGGGCGATTCCAACGCCAACTGTAAGGTGCGTTCGTTTCAAAACCGTCGCGCGGATCTCTTTGCCGAACTCAGTCAGGTCACGACAATTGCGCACTCCAGTAAGGTCACAAAAAGCTTCATCGATACTGTAAATTTCGACGCGGGGCGACATCTCTTCGAGGGTAGTCATCACGCGGTTAGACATATCAGCGTACAGCTCGTAATTGCTGCTAAAGCAGATAACACCGGCGCGCCGGAACAACTCCTTTTGCTTGAAGAATGGCTCACCCATCGCTATGCCTACCGCTTTGGCTTCAGCACTTCTGGCAATCACGCAACCATCGTTATTGGACAGAACGACAACTGGCCGCCCCCTCAGATCTGGTCGAAAGACGGTCTCGCATGATGCGTAGAACGAGTTCACATCACAGAGCGCAAACATATTCAGCTCGCCGACTTAACGATGAAAGTCACGACGCCGAACACGTCCAGAGTTTCTTCGCTACCAACAATGATCGGAGAGTAGGCGCTGTTCATGGGGTTAAGCTGTACGGTAGGGCGTAGTTGCAGGCGTTTGACAGTGAACTCACCCTCCACCGCTGCGATTACGATATCCCCGTGTTCGGCGGTGCGCGAGCTATCTACGACCAGCAGGTCACCGTCACTTATGCCTGCATCGATCATCGAATCGCCAGCAGCTTTCACGAAATAAGTAGAGCTGGGATGAGACACAAGCAGCTCATTGAGATCGATGCGCTGCTCGACATAATCAGCTGCCGGACTGGGGAAGCCGCACTGTACTAAGTCGCTGAAAAGCGGGATAGAAATGATTTCTCTTAACTCTGTCAGCCTGTAGAATTCCATATTCAGCACTCCAATACTGTTTTTATATACAGTAGTTTTATCTGAGTCACTGATCAAGATGGCCGTTCGTTTCTGCCTGGATATTTCATAGCCGCTTCGTTTCTAAGCCTGTAACACTATTGGTTTTTTGGTATTTGTAAATTTAAGAAGGAAGAGTGTCGATTGCTCATTTTGAATACTACATGAAGGGATTTACGTCTGAAGCAACTGGACGGATGGTATGCGTAACCACCCCTACAAGGCGAACGTCATCAAGCGCCTCGCCTTCTATAGCCTCACCATCATCGGTAATTAGCGCATCACCGGCCCAATACGCGTGCTGCTGTCGTCCGCAAAACCAGATGAGCAATGTATCTCCGCGCTTAAACAGCGTTGAGTCATCAACGACATCATAGCCGTCCTGCGTTTCGACAATAGTGGCAGAAGGAGGAATGAATGGTTCAGTGACCGCAATAAAAGCGGCATGGATGTCTGCTGTGCGTGGCATAATTACCTCACAAAATAACTGTATACATATACAGTATCGTCAAATATGAGGGTCGATCAAGTCAATGCCAGGTGCTACACTTCAGACCTTTCCGAATTCACTGATTTCTATAATGTTAAAGTTATTCGCCAAGTATACATCTATAGGTGTTATCAACACGCTCATTCATTGGGTTGTGTTCGCTATTTGCATCTACGCATTCCATACAGGACAGGCGCTTGGAAACTTTGCCGGGTTTGTTGTCGCTGTATCGTTCAGCTTCTTCGCCGATGCCAGATTCACATTTAAGGCATCGACCACCACGTTACGCTACATGCTATACGCTAAGCGCTGCTGTTGGTTGGTGTGCAGACAGATCCGGCCTTGCACCGATCATTACCTTAATTTTGTTTTCAGCAATCAGCCTGGTGTGCGGATTTATCTATTCAAAGTTCATTGTCTTTAGGGATGCGAAATGAAAATTTCTCTGGTCGTTCCGGTATTTAATGAAGAGGAAGCAATTCCAATCTTCTATAAAACCGTGCGGGAGTTTGAAGGTCTTCAACAACATGAAATCGAAATCATCTTCATTAACGACGGCAGCAAAGATGCGACAGAATCGATTATAAACGCATTGGCTATTGCTGATCCCCTTGTGGTTCCCTTGTCTTTCACCCGAAACTTCGGGAAAGAGCCTGCTTTGTTCGCCGGGCTTGACCACGCGACAGGTGAAGCGATTATCCCGATTGACGTTGACCTACAAGACCCTATCGAAGTCATTCCTCACCTGATAGAAAAATGGCAGTCCGGGGCGGATATGGTGCTGGCCAAACGCTCTGACCGATCCACTGATGGCAGGCTGAAACGCAAGACCGCAGAGTGGTTCTACAAGCTGCACAATAAAATCAGCAACCCGCAGATCGAAGAAAACGTTGGCGACTTCCGCCTGATGTCGCGGCAGGTGGTGGAAAACATTAAGCTCATGCCAGAGCGTAACCTGTTCATGAAGGGAGTGCTGAGTTGGGTTGGCGGACGTACCGATGTAGTTGAGTATGCCCGCGCAGAGCGAGTGGCCGGCAGCACGAAATTCAATGGCTGGAAATTGTGGAACCTGGCGCTTGAGGGTATAACGAGCTTTTCAACCTTCCCGCTGCGCATGTGGACGTATATCGGTTTATTTGTAGCTGGCCTAGCCTTCATCTATGGCGCATGGATGATCGTCGACACATTAGCATTCGGCAATCCGGTTCGCGGCTATCCATCAATGCTGGTTTCAATACTTTTTCTTGGCGGGGTTCAGTTGATAGGCATAGGTGTGCTTGGGGAGTATATCGGCAGGATTTATGTTGAAGTTAAGGGAAGACCGCGATACATCATCAAAAATGATGAACCAAAAAACAAGTCTTAAGGTGTAAAAATGCTTCGTTTCAATTTAGACAAAAAGCTTTTTTCAATGATAATGCTTATTTCATTGATATTCTTCATTCCTATTATTTTATCAAGTCACTATTACGTTGATGATTTAGGGCGATCTATTTATGGCTATTCAAAGTGGTCTGAGAACGGCAGGCCTCTTGCCGATCTTTTATTTCTATCTTTGAGCTTTGGACCTCAGTTACCAGACATATCTCCTCTGCCCCAATTGCTTGCCTTGAGCATCTTATCGCTAAGTGTTTACTTTTCTGCAAAAGCATTCCTCACTGAATTTGACGGGTACGTTGCAGCCATCATTTCAATGGTTGCAATTTCAAGCCCATTCTTGTTAGAAAACCTATCATATAAATATGATGCTTTCCCAATGTCAATATCCGTACTGTGTGCGATAATTCCTTTTGCAGTTAAATCCGTTAATTTAAAAAAACATTTTCTATATTGCTGTGCTTCTGTAATTCTAATTTTGTGCATCTATCAGGCATCAATTAACATATATATAATATTCGCTATTTTATACGTATTAAACTTATTTAGGCTAGGCAACACTCGCAATGGGTTATTATCAATAATCGCATCTATTGGCGGATTGGCTATTAGTTATATTATATATTCAACCTTCATTTCGCCGTACTATTTAGTTGGTAGTTATAATCTAAGGCATAGTGAACTTGCGACCTCAGGAATAAATGATGCCTTAACGGTTTTATCACGTAACATTTCCGAATTTGGAAATTTGCTAAGTCTTGTTGTTACCACGCCATTTATAATCTTTTGCGTAGTGGTGTTAACATTATCTTTAATTGCGTTAATAAAAATAGCGCTTGTTAAATGCAGTTCCTCTAAGCCTGAGAAGATAATGAAGCTTTTAGTCATTGTATTTTCTCCATTGGCCGTTTTGTGCATGATAACAGGCCCCATGATGCTCCTGAGGGACCCAGTACTATCTCCCAGAGTTCTAATGGCATTTGGAACTGCATGCTTCTTCTTTGCGGTACTTTCTACCTGGGCATTCTCTCGCACAAAGCTTTATAAATCATTATGCGGTATTTTGTTTACAGTCTACGCACTATACTCCCTGGGGGTTTCCTATGCTTACGCGAACTCACTCAACAATCAAGAAAGGTATGAGAATGCGATAATTCAATTAATGATGTCTGACTTAAACAGCCTTGGCTTGAGCAGTTATGAATTTATTGCTTTCAAAGGCGGAGTGGCGTTGTCACCAGAAGTTCGGATGGCAGCCAAAAAATACCCAGTAATTTCAAAGCTTATACAGCCAACAATAAATAATCAATGGGTGTGGGGCCATACCCAAATGATGCATTTCGATTTAGATAAAAAATTCCAAAGCTTTGATTATCACATGTCGCTTAAATCTAGTTTATGCACATTTGAAAATGTCAGAAACTCAAACAACTATAACATTTTAGTTGATAAAAAAAGCTCAACTATTGTATTTGATTTCACGAAGACAGAGTGTAAATAGCTTTTTAAAAGCCCCCCCAGTATCTGGGGGGGGTATTTTTATATGCTGCTTGTATAAGCAGCACCGGAAAATAGGTTTTTCCATACCTTAGTTTGCACCAATACCCTTCCAGCCCCACAGGAAAGATTGGTATTCATGTTATGTACGCTGGACCCATCCACGGATGTCAGGAGGTCAACGTTACAAGAGATGTTGTGAACGCCAGGTGTTGTTTTAATGATTCCTCCGGAGTTCGCGCCCACGACGTTATAGCCTGTTTCAATGCTGCCGGATAGTGTGATTGCACCCCCGCTCGCGAAGAACGCCGTTTGGGCGCCGCTATCATTAATCCGACGGCAGTTTGACATTCTAATGGATAGAGTGGACCCGGTTACCTGGGCAATACGCCCATCACCGTCACAAGTGTAGTTAACCAGGTTCAGCTCTGTGTTCCCTGTCATCGCAGATGTAATGTTGTTCCATCCACGCTGCCCGCGTAGTTGATATACATTAACCCAGTTTGCGCGAGTTACGGTACAACCGGCGATTAGTCGCGCTACTTGACCGTTGTTTGTATTTACAAAATTACATGCAACGTCTTCAATGTTCATATTTGTGATTGTGCCACGATTTACTACAACTGCTGAGTTAGCATTATCAGGGAAGATAACATTTCCATTTTTTACGGTTAAATTGTCAACTGCAACAGTCGTGTTATTGACGCCAAAAGCTATAATCGCACTCCTCGGCAGCCCGTCAAGAATTGCGTTATGTATCACAGAGCCAAAACTACCCGCAAATCTGACCGTTTCAAGAGTTAAGTTTGTTGAATAGATATTCTTAATATGAATTTCGTCAATTTCAATGCTGTAGCCTGAGGTGCCAAAACCTCGGTCATCAATCTCTACCGTACTGTAAGCAGACCCTGGGATAGCATAAATATCTTCTATGGTAAGATTTTTTACCGTTGTTTTTGTCAAGTTAGTATCACCCCACACACGGAACACTGAGTGCAGGGTATCCCCATAAATTCCAGATACTTTAAATCGAACAAAGTTACCAGTGCCGTCGCCAGTCATTTTCACGGCGCATAACGAGCTATCGCAGAATAAGCCCGCGACATCTACGTTAGAGAAGTCCCCAGGCTCGCTGATATTATAGTTGGCGTAGTCACCGATGGTGAAGGCCAACATATCATCGCCTGTCTTGCCTTTAAGATTGCGGATATATGAGTGGCGGATTGGAGGCTGACAGTGCAAGCCGTCACTGATGGTGTCGAAATTTAGGCCATCTGCCGTGAAATAGGTGATGTTACATACGAGCCATGCGTATTTATTAGCGTTACGAACCTTAACCCCGCCGCCGATTTTAAGGGTAGTAATACCCTTAAGAATTGAGGCCATCGAGCCTAGACCGACAACCGTCTGATTTTCACCGTTGTAATCAATTGTGCCCGGCCCCCATATTTCGATATACGCATCAACAGCCGCGTTATTTGCATATGAGTAGTTTTTGAAAACAGGAACATTTGAGCCGTTGGCTAGCTTAAGCGTAACCCCGGGACCTATCCACAGGCGAGTTCCACTTCGAAGCACCCACGTTCTATCCGTGATATATGTACCAGGCTTCTCAAAACGAATATCTCCACCTGCGGCAAACATGGCATCCAGACCTGAGCCAATGATATTGGTTGTGCTTGGTTCAATACCATACATCTGAGGGGTGCGGTATTGGATGGCAGAACCGACTGTACCAGCAGGATAGATAGAGCCCACCGAAATCCCCACCAAACCAGCCCCGCTTGTAGCCGCCAGTGCAGCACGCAGAGAAGCATCCCCTACTCCAATCCACGCCCCAGGACCAATACCCCCAGTACTTGCTGGGGTTGAGTTAGCCGGAACAACTTTAGGCCCTGATGCAAACGCCCCTGTCCACTTGTAATATTCGCCGTCAGCAGTGTTCAGCAGCACCTCATTCGGGTTGTTGATTGTCGCGCCGGTGGTGAAGGTCTTTCCGGTAAGAATCACGTAGCCATAGGCGGCCATGGCCTGCTGTGACAAATAGTTGATGCCTTCAATGGTGTAATGCTTCACGCCAAAGCGATCAGTGTAGGTCCACCCCATCGAAGTGACGAACTCGTCAATTTTCCCTGCGTTGAACTTCAGGTCGCGAGGCGATTCACTCGGTACTGCATCTTGAGTTGGTTGCGTGGCCATATTTATTCCATAAAAAAGCCCGGCATGCTGGCCGGGTCTGGTTGGTCGGGGGACGGTTCTTATTGGTAGATGGCGTCGCTGTACTCAGCGACAGTCAATGACACAGTGTTGTCGGTGTTTGGCTTGATGCTGTTTACTGTCCAAAGTTGACTGTCCAGTTCTTCCACTGTCGCGATGAGATAGCGTGACGGGAGCTGCACAGTGTCTCCGTTCCATATGTTGAGCTGAATGTCGGGTATTGTAGCGTTGAAGCCGTATTTTGTGTCAGTGCGGGCTTTCGCCGGATAGCGCAATGTCGGATTACCCAGGCTGTCGGTCACCAGCACGTACATTGAACCGGTAAACGCGATCGGCTCGCTGGTGTCGAAGTTATTCCCGGCGCGGCCTGTGATGTACCCCTGCTGCTGGTTGCTGTCGTAGATATCCGCTATCTGCACGACGCTACCGACCTGCATGATTCCATCCTCAAACACTTTGGCATTCATCTTCGCCCGGGAGTAGATCAGCCGTTTTGTCTCGCGAAGCGCACGTTCCCGAGCCTGATATTCATTACGAAAGCCCGGTATATCAAGTTTGTTCGGGTTATCCGCTTCCTGCTCGACGATAGCGCCGTTCAGCACGCGGTAGTTGATGTACGTCTTGTTGTTGGTTGTCGGATGAACATAGGACACCTGCACGCCGTCGTAGCCGCCAGGAAGAGTGGCCTCGTACGTCATTTTATACTCGTACGTCTTCATGTTGGCCCTGTTGAATACGGCCGCCGGGTAATCAACTTTCTGATCCCGGGTAAACGTCAGCACGCCATCGTCCCAATACGCCACCACTGACGCCGCATTGCAGATAGCCTGCACCCTGTCGCCCAAAGAATCATTCTCGTCGTCAAACGTGTAGTCGAAGTAACCCAGCCGGTTATCGGGCAGACTTTCAGCAATCGAGTACAACCCGTACAGGTCAATGCTGCTTACCGGCTGCTCGCCCATAATCAGCCAGGTATGCGCCACTGCATCAGCAAACGAGCGCGAGGCACGCAGGGTGTAATCCACCGCTTGCGTCACCAGGTTGTAACTGATGGTCTGACGCGTCACCAGGGCGTTGTATTTTCGGTCACGGCTGCCCAAGGCGTTCTCCGTCGCCCTTACCTTCACGCGCACCAGCGTATCGGTTGGATGCACGACGTTGGTTCTGACGTTAACCGAGTGGATCTCCTCAACCTTCAGGATAGAGGCATCACTAGAGTTATCGGTGCGCTGGAAGTTAATGGCGTACTTGCCGAAACCGCCGATCGGCGTCAGCTTGTCAGTGCGATAAAACACTTCGCTGGATGATTTGTGCGGCGTCCCCTGGTGATACGTGAACGTCTGCTGAGTACCCGGCACCTGGTTGTAGTCATCGTCAATCTTCCAGATCGTGACCTTCCAGTCAGCGGACTTTTTGCCACCCAGCTGCACCTGAGTGTGCAGCCATAACTGGGCAGATTCGACAGGCGAGAAGAACGGGCCAACGACAAGAGCTTCGTTATCGTTGAGGATGAACTTCTTCGTGTTGATGGTCGCCGTTGCCGGCACGTCAGGAGGGCCAATCAGATCCCCCATCGTGAATGTGTACCAGCGGACCGGGTTAACCACCGCGCCGTCGTTTGTTTCGACAGCCGATATCAGCGTGCCGGAAAAATCAACATCCTGCGTTACGTTGCCGGTTGGCGTGCTGTAGGTGACGTTAATCGTAAAGGTAACGGCGTGCGGCAGGACCAGGCCCATGAAGTAATCAAAATCAGCCTGCTTAATGATTTTTACTGCAATCTGCCCGCCGGAGTAAGTTCCGCTCACAACCGTGGTGGCCGTAGCAGTCTCGATCGGGAAATTATCCGATTCGTTTTGCCCGGGCACCTCCTGGCCGTCCACGTCGTCGAAACCGTATCCTTCGTTGATGGTGGGGATCACTTCGCCCGGCTGGTAAAACTGGAACTCTGCACCGGCCATACTTCCAAGGCTGGACTCTGAATAACGCACAGACTCGTAATCATATTTGCCGATCCCGATGCACATCCACTCAGTAACGTACTTCAGGCCGCCATCCGTGTCGCTCTGGCGCACGTATTCGAACAGCGACTCCTGAATCAGGTCCGGGAACGAACGAATTTGCCCGTAGATGTCCGGTTTTGCTTTGTAGACGCGCGCCGTATTCGTCTGGCCGGTCAGGCTATTGTTTGGCGAGTCAATCGTGTTGCCGCCGGTATTGGCGATCGCCGGCTTGGGAGCAAGGAACGAGAAGACCGCGCCGACAACTTTGAAAATCGGGCTGAGAATGTCGCCAATGATACCCTTCGGCTGGTCGAATATCTGGACTGTATCTAGCTCACATAGCTCAAACGCCAGCTCATCATCGTCGCCCAACTTTACGCCGTTGCGGACGATCAGCAGATCGCGGTGAAAGGTAGCGTCATTGGCCGCCAGCCAGTCATAAAAAAGGGTGCCGTTTGGCACCCTGTAGCGTTCTTTTGGCGTTCCCGGGAAACGCTGAAGCTCAATCAACGCCATAAGAAAAATACTCCACTTTGGTGAATGCCCGCTGAATGACCAGCAACGAGTCCATGCGTACGCTTCCGTTCTCGCCGCGCGAGTGCAGGGCCTGCCGGTTAAGCACCAGGCCAACATGAGCCGGTTGCGCGCCGCGGTACCCGATGAATATCCCGCCCTCAACAGGCTTATCGACCGGTCGCCAGAAAACGACATCTCCTTGATAGCAGGTGAAGAAGTCCTCACCGGCTTCGTAGTCCGGCGTCTGATGCAGTTCTATGCCGAGGGCATGGCGGTAATACAGCACCACCAGCCCCCAGCAATCCACCTTCTCGAACGAACAGGCCCGGTTAACCCACGGCACGCCGATTACCTTCCGAACAAAATCAGAGGTACTGCAAGCCGGTATATTCCGTTGGGTCATAGAGCCTTCCGATGTTGTTGTTCAGCGGGTTGGTGACGGACAGGGTTACTGACGCGGAGTCAGCGTCGATGTCCACTGTCTTGACATATAACTGCCAGGACTTAATCGGCACAGACACGTCCCCGCTGTCGAAGATCTGCCTTGTGGCCGTGATGGCCGTCAGTCGGGCCGCGCCCTTCCATTGCTTCATCAGCGCTTTGATGTCCGACGAAAGCCGCCCTAACTTCACCGTCGCGTCGATCACCGGCGTACCGCTCTGCTGGCTCTCTTCAATTTCAAAACGCGCTGGTGTGTAAGTCTGGCCGGCGAGCGCCTTCGGGAAGAACTGCTTATCGACCAGGCGGACATATCCAAAGGATGGATGGTAGAACGTGATGGTGTCATACAGTCCGCGCGTCGGGCGCTGCTGCTTGTACTCCCTGAAGCTCGGCATTACGGCACCCTCGGAAGTGATTCTGGGTCGCGCCCGTCCGGATAACCCGTGACAACAATATCCAGCCACGAATCCCACGGCGGCGGAAGTTCAACAATGATGTCGTCAAACTCGTCGTCGGCGTTGTAGAGGTGGTTGGCAACAACCGTTCCCGTCCAGGTTACCACTCCGCCGTTGATGCTGGTTTGCACCGGCATCTGCGTGAAGTGAAGCTCCTGCAATTGCAGGCCACTGCCGCCAAGATTGATATTCATCCGGAACCAGTTCAGGCCCCGGTTGAGATAGTTCGGGCTGCGTAGCCACTGCTGGAAAGCACGCTCCTGCGCAAGAGTGAAGATCCACGTCAGTGACCAAGTCACTTTAAGGTCGTCGGTTTGGTTCTCGAAGATAGCCGGGCCGACTGCTGGCTGATCGGTCTGGAACCCGGTATCGAGCGTCATGTTTTTGCTGGCCTTCTGCGCCAGCGGCAGCCAGTCGGGATAGTCGATTATTGGCATCAGCCCTGCCCTCTTGGCGTGCGTTTAACGTTCATGTTGCTTGTTATGGCGTTGCTTGCCGGGCCGCCGTTATTCATGTCAGCGATGAAAGCCTCAAGCGTCCATGAACCATCACCGTTCTGTGTAGCCTGAGCATCTACAGAGGCGGATGAGTAGTTGTAGATGTTGAGAATCGGAGCCCCACCTCCACCACCTGAAGTAATGTCCTTGTTGCTGAGCATGGTTCCATTATCGCCAGACACCATGTATTGGCTGCCATTGTTAGCGCGGAAGATTTCTGGCTTATCGCCCTCACCTACCTGATACATGCCACCAGCTTGAATTGGCCCGCCGTTCTTACGCTTGCCAGACAGAGCGAGGATGCCAGCCATCGCGCCAAGGCCAATAGCAACAGCGCCACCGAATGAAGCCACGGAGGACATGATAGCCGCCGGAGTCCATGCGGCAGTTGAAGCAGCGGCGGCTGTGGTACTGGCAGCGGATTGCACGCCAATGCCAGCAACCTGAGCTGACGTTGTCGCTGCAATTGCAGCCTGCTGGGTTGTGGAACCCATGATCGCAGACTTAGCCCACTCGACGCCCATTTGCACAAAGGAGTTGATCAGTTGGTTAACAACAGAGTTAGCGAGTGAACGAACAGCTTCCTCACCACTTTGTGTGTCAGTGATAATTCCAGCGAAAGCGCTGGATGCATTATTGCCAAGAGCATCAAGCGATGCCGCAAGCATCTGGTTGGCTGCGCTTTGCTGAGAGAATAGAGTCCACTGCGCCGCAAGGCGTTGCTGCTCGTATTCAGTGTCGGCTGCGGCGCGTAGAGCAAGTGCGTTCTGGTGAGTGATAAGCCCCTGTTGCTCGTATGCCTGAATAAGCGCGAGTTTTCGGGCGTTTTCATTCGCCAGTTGCTGAACCGGATCAATGCCACCTACAGCATCTTGCTGTGGCGTCACCGCCTGCTGCGCGCGGATTTTTGCGAGGTTTGCCTGGTGTGTGGCCTCGAGTCTCTCAAATGTCTGATTGAACTGCTCCTGGCTTATTTTCTTAGCAGCCAGAGCGGTATTCAGATCCTGAACATCCTGCTTATAGCTTGCGTTTTCGCGCGCTTCTGGTAAGAGCTTCTCGGCTGCGGCCTGTGCTTTGAGCGCATTGGCCGTATCCCATTTTGCCGCCGCGTACTGCCCCGCCAGCGCGATCTGGTCTTTTGTGGCTCCTTTTCCGAGAGACTGCTGCGCATTCAGAATCGCCTGTTCGCGACTCAGATTATTGGTTGAATCGGCAGCGAGCTCTGACTGCTGTTTGAGGTTAGCAAGTTTCTGAGCAATAGAATCAGCCTGGGAGGCGCCTTTCTTTTGCTCTGACTGAAGTGTTTTTTGCGCCTGCGTGTTTTTGAACGTGGCAGCAGCATCGTCCTGCATCTGCTTGGTGTGTGGATCATCCTTAGCAAATCCTGCATCTTCGGCAGCGTATTGCGCCTGCAACCGCGCGCGGGCCTCCCCCTGGAGCTTAGACAGTGCCAGATTACGTTCTGACTGCTTGATCAGGTTCTTCTGTCCGCTGGTTAGATTGTCTGTCTCTTGCTTGAGCGCCGCGACGTTGCCTTTGGCGATTACTGCCTCACGCGAAAGTTCTACCAACTTACCAACGAACGCTGTGAGCGCAGTTTGCCCCTTTTCAGTAGAGCTCTGCGTGTTCTGCAACTCTGTAGCCAAACGCTGTAAAGCCTCTGGCGATGGGTTTTTGGCAATATCTGAAAGCTGCTTGCTCAGTTCGAAAGCTTTCTGCTCGGTAATGCCGAACTTATCCGCCACAGCGCCAACCGTATTGCCGATGCTGTTCGCTGTAGCCTGGAACGCCTGACCTGCCCCATAAGCCTGCTTCATCGCATCGGAATAGTTATCCGTGGTGATTTCCAGAGTAGCCAGGCGATCGTTAAAACCATCGACTGAAGCATAGCCACCGGAAAATGCAGAAAGCGCCTTGTCACCGAAGGAAAGTAACGAGCTCGAAGCATCGCTAATCGCCTTCGGTATCTTGTTGATAGCCTCGTTGTATTCCAGCAACGCCTGGTTACGCATCAGCGTTGCTACTTCGGTATTCGTTTTCGCGAGAAGTGCGTACTTATCAGACAGTGCGGCCACGCCATTTTGGGAAATGGTGATCACCTTATCCATCGCTTCGGCTGCATCTTTCAGCGCGTCCATGGCGTTCTTTCCACCATTAAGCGATGTAATCAGCACGCCAGCGATGACAGAACTCAACGCGATCACTGCGCCAACTACCGCGCCGCCCGGACCAAACGCGCCAGCGAGTTGTGAACCCTGCTGTGCGAAGGCCACCAGAGCCGACTGCCCACCCTGCACCTGCACGATGAAGTCCTGCACCTGGTAACCGGCCTGCTGCATGCTGCTCTTCCAGCTGCCAGTGCCTTTTGCGCCACCCTCAGCGCCAGTCTTCATGTCATACAGTCGACCGGTCAATTCGCCGATCTTCTGTTTTTCTTCGTCTGTCGCTTTCGACCCGGCGCGGAGCTGTGCAGCAAGAACAGCCGCACTGCGCGCTCCGTTCTCCTGCGCTTCATCCAGCACAGCCAACTGGTTACCCAGCGCCTCGATGATTGATTCTGCACGGCTGAATTCACTGCTCGCACCACCGGTGCCGCTTCGGGCCTCTTCCATTGCACGGGCAATGCCGCTCACGTTGGTGTTCAGCTTGCGTAGCTGGTTGTCCATGGAGTTGGCATATCCAGCCAGTTCTGTAAACGCAGATCCGGTTTGTGATGCGCTCTCGTCGAGGTTATCCATCCCCTTTCCTGACTGCTGGGCCGCAGCATCCAGTTTATCCAGAGCATCAATGGCCTGCTTGCCGCCTTGCAACAGCGGCTCAACGTCGGCGCTGATTTCATAAACGATGCTACCGGCGTTCTTCTCACCTGCCATGTCATTCTCCGGTTATTGCTTTGCTTTTGCCCTGCGCGCGGCCTGTTTAGCCAGGTATTCGTCGGCGATGCTATCGTATTCATCGCGAGTGAAGCCTTTCTGGTCCGGGTATTTAGCCGCCAGCAGCATCTGAAATTTTGTCATTGTCAGCCTGACCGCCTCGGCCTCGCTCATCCGAAAATGAGTCTGCGCGGCCACGACGTAATCCAGCGCCCTAAACTCGGTTGTCTTCTCGCCTGTTTCGTGTCGTTGTAGCTGCCTTACCTTGGCTTTCCCTACAACTCCGTGCTGCATGAGGTGCTGAGCCAGCACGATGATGTCGTTCTTAGGCAATCTGCCCGGTCGGTATACGATGCAGTGCCGCCACCCTTTCCACTCGCCTATCATTGGCGTCAGGTCGTCATCGCAGCAGGATTGCAGCACCAGCATGCACGTTGATAAAAGTTTCTCAGCGGCGCGGTTGAAAGAAGGAGACAGCCATTCAGGAAAACGCCCCAGCGTGTCAGCGCACACCTCAATCAACTGAGCGACGTCATTTCCGTGGATGGTGGCGTATGCCTGCACAATCTCTTCCGGGCTGCCGATCCTGGTCATAGCCTCGAATGAAGGCCTGAGCAGGTAGTCTTTCCTGCCTTCGCGGCTGTCGCTGATTGATAGTTCGCCAATATCGGTTAAAGCGGTCATAGGCCTTCCATTAAACAGTCATTATCAAGGGCAGCACGCCGCCCTTTGGAATGTCCGTTAGGTAACGGTGACCGTATGCACAGCCACAAAGTTGCCGTCTTCGGTGTTGATGATGATCTGCGCGCTGCCGGTGGCGACGCGCGTCACGGTAACGGTATTGCCGGAGGCGGTAGCCGTTGCTTTGGTCGCGTCGGTAGTCGCTACAGTGAAGCCTTTGTTGGTTGCGCCGGTTGGTGCGATGTTCACCGTGAATGTGCTGGTACCGCCTGCCGCGCCAGTGCTGGTTGCCGGGGTTACCGTTACGCCAGTCACCGCTACCGCAGTGATTTCGTTCACTTCGATGGTGCTTGCGTCGCCGACTTTGAACTCAGTAGAGAACGTGACGATGTCGTTGGTGCCACCGTCAGAACTCAACGCGTTAATGTTCATGTAGCCGATGAATTCAATCGGACCGTAGTCCATGCGCACCCAGATACCAGGCTGGCGCTTGGCCTTCAGCTCGTCAGCGAAATACTTGATGAATTTGCCTACACCGTACTGATCCAGCTTGTCCTTCTTGCGCACTTCGCCTTCAAAGCTCAGGGTGAAGTCACTGTTGGTGATGATGGTCTCGACATAGCCGCCGCCGTCATCTGCATCAGAGGTAACCGAGTTCGGATTGAAGTCGAAGCCTTTCGACGTACCAGCTGCCAGCGCCATCCACTCCGCTTCGAGTGGTTTGACGTCCGGGCAGCCATCGGCGACTTCCAGCACGACCGCACCGCCGAACAGGCGCTCGTTCGAGTTCTGGCAATTAGCCATGTGAAACTCCTCTTTGACGTATAAAAGAAAACCCACCGGAGTGGGTTATTTGGTTGGGAATGGCTAGTCGCCAAACGTGCAGGCAAATTGCAATCGGAAGACTATTCGCCCTTCTTCTGTGAGCACCGGCGCGGGAATTGCGCCCATATTCTGGATATAGCCGACACAATCGTCAGCCATGGGGTTGGCCTGGACGTAATCGACGATGCGCTGCACGGCATTGAGTGCGTCTTTGCGCTTATCTTTTGCGCCTACAACATCGACCAGGACGTGATACTCAGAGCCGAGTTCAGTTCGAATATTCGACCCACCGTTTGGCCTGAATACCATGATCGGCTTCGACAGATCACCCGGGTCGTCGTACATCAACTGCTGCACCGTGAAACCGGACGTTAGCCCGGCGTCACCGAACATGTTGCGCACTCGTTCGTGCATCATCGGTGTCATAGTGAAAGCTCCTTGCGCATTACCGCGTCAACGTTATCGCGCTCGTCATTTGCGCCTTTGGTCAGGAATTGCGGCTCACCATGCGGATCCCAGTAGTTGCCCTTTCCGGTGCCGCCACCGAATTCTTTCGGTTTCTGCGGGCCGAACTCAGAACGGTTACTGGTCACGCCGAAGTGCGCGCGCGGCTGGCCTTTCAGCTTGCCTGACGCTTCGTGCACGTACGCGGCATAGTTGGCTGAGTAACCGATGCGCCCGGTGATGAGAACCCCGCCAGCGTCGATTTCGCGGAACTGGCTATTAATCAGAGTTGAGGTGTCGATCGGGGTGTAATATGCCGCCCGGGCGCCGATAAGCATCATGGCCGACTGCAACGCGCGAATTACCTTGCGCCCCTTAACGTCGTTGATGACATCGTTCAGGTGCTTCTTCGCCTGGCTGATGCCCTTCACTTTGATGCCCATGGCTACACTCCCGTCAGGATGGCGTAATCATCCGCCAGGCGCTCGAACGTGTCGGCGTAGCGAATAACCTGCCGCACCTCATCGGCACCGGCCACAACCGGATCGGCTTCGGTCGATACGCCAATCAGCAGATAATCACCGACGGCCGCCAGCGCAAACTCCGTCCAGACGGTATTTTTCACGACGATTTCAGCGCCCAGGCTGGCTAACTTTTTGCTGAGTCCGCCCTCATAATCACAGAGGATTTGCTCAGGTTCCGCATAGCCCAGCGGATCGCCGTATTCGTCATTGCCATCCAGCTTTCGCCAGATAGTCACCGTGGCGGTATAGCTCCAGTTCGCTACCGATGACATCAGCCCTCCTTCCAGCGCAACACCTTCGCGCCAGTCGCCCGGATGCGCGGGCAGTTGATGAACCACTCTCCGTCCGATTTCACGTAGCCGGTAGTCTCCCGCCCGGTGTCGGTAATCACCCAGACGCGGGTGAACGAGCGCGGTAGACCGTGCTTAACTGATTTGTACGTCATCCGCAGCCCCCGACCACAGCGAAGAAGCCCACACTGTTACCGGCGCTGATTGGAAGCTCTCCTGTGCAGCCGCTGGTATCTAGCCGGGCCAGAGAGTCGCGAAGCCAGGTAATGCTGTCATCACCATATTCAAACGAGCGGGACGCGCCAGACGGCCCCCCCTGCGATTTGATTCGGCGGGCTCCGGACGACGTAGCCATAAGCGCGGCAGCGTACATCAGGATCAGCTTCGCGGTGCATTCGTCATAACCAGCAACATCGAGGCACGGGATAATCTTGTTCACCACGCAGAGGATCGGCTCCAGCAGCGCCCCCGGTATGGAATAACCCAATTCACCGAGGAACGCCTGCACGTCTGCCGCTGTGATTGGGTCAGCCATGGTTATTTCGCCTTCTTGGTTGCTTCCGCCAGCGCGGTTTCTGCCTCTTCAGCGCGTTTGTTCGCCGATTCCAGCTCAGTGGCATGAGCCTGCTTCAGCTGCTCAAGAGCATCAGCATGCTCTTTGTCTTTTGCATCAGTGTCTGACTGGGCCTTCTTCAGCTGCTCAAGAGCATCATTGAGTTTTGACTGCAAATCGGATGCACCGGATGCCACAGGCGCAGAAGGTGTCGCCACTTCAAAGACGAGCTTTTCACCCTTCTTCTCGGTGGATTTCTCTACCTTGCCCTGCTCAATCCACTTTTCAGCGATCGAGTCATCGACATCATAAACCTGTCCAGCCTCCAGCTTTTGAAGGCTGGCACCGGCAAAGAGGTTTGCTACCAATACCTTTACGAGTGCCATGTTGTTTCCTTAGCTTGAAGCGTGAATAACAGAGTAGTGACCGTTGATGTCCTGCTTGACCATCAGGCCAGCAGCACCCCAGGTACGCCATACGTAATCTGAGTTATAGTGCAGACGCGGATCGGCTACAGTACCGAATGCCTGACCGACGATAGGAGCAATCACGCCAGCCTGAAGCGGTACGATTACGATTTCGTTTCCGGTCAGCTCAGCATCTTCTTTGATTGCCGCGATGCCTGACAGTTTGGAGATCTCTTCCAGCACAGTGCGGAGCGAGTTCACATCGAAATACTGTTCCCAGTTGGACATGATTTCGCTGGAGACATACCACGTCTGCTGTCCGTACTGCATGTTTTGCAGCTTGAGGACGTCACGCAGGGCAATCGCCGCGGCACGCATGGCTTTCGGGTCGGTGCTGGTTGCGAAGTTAACGGTCAGTGTCACTTGCGCTACACGCTCATCGTGACGTAAACCCTTCCAGGTCTTGTCATCGAATTTGATGTAGTTACCGGCCGCATCACGGAAGCCTTCCCAGATGTAGTCCACATACTGGCGACGCACATCATCAACTGATCCGGCCTGAGCATCCGCCAGGGATGAGAGAGCAGATCCTTTGTTGAATACCGGGTCACGCCAGTTGAACTTAAAGCCGCTGTCGTGGATCGGCACCATAGTGCCATCGAAGGTGTAAGACTTCGCATCCAGCGCAGCACCAATCTGACCGGACATAGAAGTGTGCGCCCAGCCACGGCCGCCGGTGCGAGCGTATTCGTACACTGACTCTTCCAGGCGAACGGAACGAGACAGCGGCATCAGGTCGTTCAGCAGCGTGAATTCGGTGTTCGGCTCAAACTGCTTGAGCACAGTCTGGTCATAGGCCTTGTACAGTCGGCGGATATCGTCGACTGCGTTAACGGCATTGAGCTCTGGCGTGTCTTCCGCATCGCCACGCCATTTAGTGCGGGCAATGAAATCAGCGGCAGCCTGAGCGCTGGCATTGCGAGCTGATGTCAGCTTTTTGAATTGAGAGGAGTTAACCTCCAGGTTACCGGTTTCGGTCGCCTGCTTAGTGGAGAATACAAACATTCAGGTGCTCCTTATTTAATTACAACGCGCAGGAGCTGGCCTGCTGTCGAGATGGTGTACGAACGGTCTTCTTCGACGAAGCAGCGGACCGATTCATCAGTGCCGACAGCTTTAACGCGACCGTTGGCGATAGAAAGCGGCTGGCCTTTGGTGTAAGTGCCTGCCGCAGCTGGTACGTTGAAGAAAACGCCTGGTGTCGGGTGCATGCCAACAACCCAGTCGCCAGCTTTGATGACGTCATCCACGGTTTTGCAACGCAGATAGTCATAGTTGGCTACGTAGAGGATCGCCGCCTCATTTCCATCCACGGATGCGGTGAATTTCTTCGTGGTGTTATCGAAGAATCCAATCGTGCCTGGAGGGGTATCAGCCGCCGCAGCACCTTCACGGTGAAGCTGTGGATTCGCGAAGATACCGCCCGCATGAATTACGTGTTTTCCATCTTTAGCCATTTTTTACTCCGGCATTTCGCTGACTGATTGGGTGTTGGTAGCCTGGTTGCGGAATGCACCGTTCAGGCCGAAAGAGGTCTGGCACTTGGCGTACATAGCGTCGAGCGCCTTGCCGTCCAGATCTGCGACTTCGTCGTCGCTCATGTTCATCGCCAGCTTCACAGCCGCGCGCTTTTCGCCCTTCTCTTTGTCAGAGTTGGCATTGATCTGGCTGTTAAGTGCGGTGACCTGCTCAGTAAGGACTTTCGCCCACGCTGGCATCTCTTCGTTATTGGTGGCCTGCTCTTTTTTCTTGGGCTTGCCGGTTTCCGGGTCGATTTCTTCATCGCCTTTTTTCTTGGCGGTGGCTTCTTCGGCCTTCATCTGGTTGTATGCGTCCATCAGCTCGGCGTCGGACTTGCCTTCAGTCGGCTTACCAGCGGCTTGCAGCGCATTGATAATCAGTTCTTTCATCGGATCGTTCTCTCCGTTGGTTTTAATCTCGTACTCAGTGGGTTTGCGCACGACTTCTACAGGTTCGCCGACGAACACGGCCTTGCCGTCATCATCGATGAGGTACTTCTGCTTCAGGTATTTGGTGTCATTGCGGTAAATGAAGCTGTCCGGCCATACCGTTTCAGGCCAAAGCCACTTATCTTCGGAGTCACCATCGCGCAGCTTGTCGCTGATAGCGCGAGAGATGTCGTCGAAAGAGAAGTTGGAGGCATTGGTGAAGAAGAATTTGGTCTTGTTGAGCAGGCCATCGCGGGTGCAGTCGATACCATCAGCCAGGCGGGCAACTTCGATCTGTTGCTCATCACCTTCTGAGTTAACGAAGATGCCCACGCCCTCCTCCGGCGTTCCAGCGCCAGGCTCATCAAGCAGTACCGCCACATGGTCAAACATCATGTTGGTAGCGATTTCGTTGTACTTTTTGCCCTTCGATTCACCATTGGCGGCGATGCCGGAATACAGCAGGCCGGTGGAAATGTGGATCGGGTCGGAGTTGGTACCGGCCAGCATCTCATCCAGACGGTTAATCAGGCGCTTCCCCTTGTCGCTCGACTCGGCGTACTGGCGGTTAACGTACATATCGCCCGTCACTTTCCCGTCGTTGTGGCTGACGTTCTGCAGCCAGGCGCCGACGTGGTACTCATTCACCGCCCGGACATCGCGGGCCGACACATGCTTGCCGTCCACTTTCGGGTGGCCCAGCGGCATCGGGTTACGCTCGAGCGTGTTGTAGGCCTTTTCGATTTCTGCTGCCGGGTACAACTTCCGGTTCATCACGATATCGTCCACGACAGGCGTGATGCCGCGAACCACGATATGTGGCTTGCCGTCTATGGTTTCAGTGGCGATATTTGAAGCGGAGTTGACTACGGTCAGCACGTTAACGCGGTTGCGTTTCATGCTGGGTCCTCATTGGTGGATTTCGGGCAATAAAAAAGGCCGCCGTGGCGACCTATAATTTATTTGATTTCAATAAAACCTGGCGGATACGGCAGTGAATCTAACGTGTCAGCATGAATGAATGATGGCGTTGGTGATGTAATGGCAGGCTCACCATGTCCACCGCCGGATGTTTCGTTATTCATGACAACCAAGATTTCACCATCGTCGGTTTTCGCTCTGAAGTTATTAGTGATTTCTACAACATCACCCTCTTCATTTACCCACTCGCCAATCGGCCAGTAGACGCTGCGCCACTTAACTTTCATGCCGGACTCTGGAGCAACTGCCATTGCGATACCCTCAATGAGAAAACTGCGAATAAATATACATCACGCAGCCTCCTTAGCGGTCCACTGCTGACGCTCTTTCTTCAGCTTATCCGCCAGACCATCATTGAAGATGCTGCCGTCGTCGTTGAGAAGCACCGGAATCTGGCTGCAATAGCAGTGGTATTTGTTACCATCTACTGCATACCAGTCGCGCACCTCTTGCACGGTTCTGACCTTTCCATGCCAGAATGCGTGCGTTGTCCTAGTGGTAGGCTTCAGCGCTGAAAGATGGAGAAGGCCGGTATTTAGCCCCAGCCTCTCGGAAGCCCAGTCCGTTTCATTCCACTGCGCCTGCCTCAGCGCGCCGACCTGCTCGGTCTGAGCGATGTTTTTCGCTTTCGACATGGACACATCGAGGCGCTTACTGATTACGCTGGCTGTCTCGCGGGGATTCACGCCGCGCGCTACCGCATCGGTGATGATGTTTGTCAGGTCGCCGCGGGCGGTGTCGCTGATGACCTTCCAGTCACTGAACGTTGTCAGCCTGGCCGCCGCTATCTGGTTCAGATAACCGGGGCTGCTTAAAAGCTGCTGTAGCGTCGTCTGGCTGGCGTACACCTGCGACTGCTGCGAGAGGTTGTTGAAGGCCTCCAGCGTGCCGCGCTGAGCTTCTGCGACGACGTAATCCATCGCCCACAGGTTTTGTTCTCCGCCTTCCAGCAGGTAATCGTCGAGGATGCCCTGCACCGCTTCGAGAAGGTCAGCCAATTCCTGCGCCGACATGTCGTAGATGAACTTTCCGGCGTTGACCTGGTAGAGCCGCATATCCTCGCCGTGGTAGTGGCAAAGTAAGTGCCAGTTATGGCTGTTTACCTCACGCTCTCGCCCGGTCAGGCGCTGGTCGAACAGAGCTTTCAGCGCTACCTTTATCGCGTAATACCTATCCTCAATGTCGCGCTCCATCCTGCTGACGGACTTGCGCGACATTGTGGGATCAACTTTCGACCGCGGTATCACCGGACTTTTCGGCTTCTGATTCTGGGTCGGCCAGTGGGTCAGGCTTTGGCTTGTTGCCATCTGGCGGCCCCTCGTCATCAAGTTCAGGCGGGGTTTGCAGTTCCCCCGCCGCGCGTATCTCATTTTCTGTGATAGCTGAGCGGCCAAACGCGTTCGTCGACTTCACGGCCACGTCCGCGAGCTTGTCCATGTTGGCAATCTTCTCTGCCTGGCTCGGTGCCAGTAGATCGGACCATCCGACGGTGATTTCCTCGCCTGCCGCTGGAGGAATAAAGCCAAACTCCCAGAATCGGGTAACGATGTCCGTTATCAGGTCCGTCAGGAAACCAGTTCGACGACTCATGCGGGTTTTGGCCCAGTCCTTCGCATCCTCAGTGCTGGCCCGTTCGCCCGTCTGCATGCCTACCAGTACTTTGACCGGGATCGGCACGGTGGCGCAAAACTCATTCAGAATGGTACGCCACGTCGGTTCAGGATCTGCCGCTGCAACCGAAAGCACGCTGACATCCCCCTCCTGCATCATCACCGCACTATCAGAGCTGTCGTTAAGGCGTCGCACCTGCCCATCAAGCGCTTCGGATAGCTGAGATTCAGAAACACCAAGGGCCTTAGCCAGTGCTGAGAAGTTTGTTTTGGCGCTGAAGTTGAAGTTGAGCTGGCGGCTGGCGTTTTTGAAGAAACCTTCAGCCGCACCGCCGGAGACCTTTTCGCTGTCCATGATTTTATGGAAGCCAGCAGCAAGCATTGATTCGCCAGAGTAGAGGCGTCCATCGTCTGACCCTTCAGCGAGGATAATTACGCGGTCAGGGTGGACGTTAATGATGCGTCCGGGCTGCCCGCCTGCCTGCTGTTGTACTGGGATTTCAGTAAACGAGTACATGGTGACGTCACCATAGTTCTCGCTGCTCTGGTCTTCATTGTAAGTGACAGGCTCAATCTGTGCCTCCCACACCGGAATCAACTTAACTAACGCCTTTTCCTTCTGCCTGGCAGTAACTATCTTATCGACCGGTTTATCCCAGGTCCGGTTATCCTTTACCTGAATCAGCAGCGCAGAGTAGCGCCCCACTAGGTTGCGTTTGTCAGCGCCCTTTATCTGTTTCCAGCAACGCTTTAGCAGTTTGTTTACGCGCTTATCCCAGTCCGTTTGCTGGGTGGCATCCTTCGTCTGGTCACCTTCGTAGACATCCGGGAAGTCCTCCCAGCAGCCATCGACCATCCGGTTAACCGCAGCGTTAGCAATAGCATTGCGGCTGTAGGCTCGGAAAAAGTCGTCGAACGTCAGGTTCAGTGGATAGCCAAACTCCTGGTAAAGGCGCTGTCGTTTCGTATTACTGGTGCCATTGAACAGAGCGTTAACGTAGCGCATACGGTCATGATCGAGGCTGGCATTTGCGGCAAATTGTTTGTTCATTTCGCTTTCGTTCACGGTTTCCTCCGTCAGCGCGAGCGCACCAACATGCCGGTGATTTTCTGTGGTGAATGCAATACTCGGTAACGAGTAGCATCCCAGTCGTGGTCTTCCTGCTGGGTATCTACGTCATCTGGGTTTTTGCTGTCGCGAACCAGCACGGGTATGCGGCTAATCCAGCCACGGCAATGCTCGAACACGTAAAATGCAGGCTTCTCAGGGATGCCAGATTCCAGCTTCTTACCTTCAACTACAGCCTCAAGCATGTCAGCGAATACCGAGGCCCCGTTTACTCGCGAGCCAGGCTTCTTATTGGCCTCAAGCCATTCGACACCCTGATTTTCCATTTTCTGACCGATCGATAACTCATCGTCACCGGTATTGAAAATGGCGCTATCAGCCGGGCCCGGAATAACTTCCGAGCATATTCCCGGAACAATGTTTAGCTGGCCCTGCGTGACGCCGTCGATTTGTATCTCTTCCGGCTCGTCGACGTCTTCGCCCACCAGCCGCTTGTCAATCCACGCCACGCCTTTCGCGACGTTGGTGGATGACATATTCAGGCCTTTGTTCAGCTCGTCAGGCGGGCAGCCGTACCATTCTCCGATCAGGATTAACGTCCCTGCCGGCGGGCAGAACTGTCGACCATCTGGAAGCTCTGCGGCAGTGCCATCAGCCTGCGCCCACCAGAGGTTAGAAAACGGCTTCGACTCACCCCAGTCATGGGAGCGGTCGACTGTCCAACTATCCGGTATGCGGAACGGCTTAATGACGTGCAGCGATTCATTCCACAAGTGGTCGAATCGCCCGCCACTGGTCACATCCCAAGAGCCCTCTACCCACGCTTTGCGTCGGTTAGGGTCTTTAATAGCCATCAGGGTCGCAATGTACTGCGGGTCGAGGTAAGGGTTCTCTTTGAACGATCCGTGGATGGCCACGCGGGTCAGCGTGATTTCCTCTTCTCGCTCAGTCTGGGGGTTGAATACCATTTGCCTGTCACGCTGCACGGTTCCACGCGGCGCCGGCTCAATGAAGCGCTTCTTCACCCAGGTATGCCCGATGCCAAACGGGTTGGTAGTGCTGAATGTCTCCAGCGGGATCGGCTTAAGTAATGAACCATCTTCCAGCGGGTAATTCTCTGGCCGGAACGATGAGCGCCGGCAGGAAAACATCATCTCGTAAAACTCAGATGACTGCTGCTTGGTCAGTTCGTTGAAACCGATGAACGGGAATTCCTGCCCGTGATAATCCCAGTAATCGCCCTCCTCCTTGCCGAAGCGAAACAGGAGTTCTTCTCCAGTCGGCCATACCCAGCGCAGCTCGGATGCTGACGCCAGATAGCGCGCACCGTCATTAAATAGGCGATACATACGCTTCGACTGGGTGATGATGTCGGTGAGGTTTTTATACTCGGTATCGAAAATGACACCGCGCCAGAACGAGCCGTAGCCCAAACCAACCAAGCGACGAAAGCGCGCCAGCTGAGCAGCGGTCTTGCCCGGCCCACGCGTGCCCTCGTAGAGGATCTCGTTACACGGGCAGCTCAGGGAGAGCGATTGCGATCCCGGCAGAGGTTTCCAGACGGCTTTGTAATTCATCCACCCAGAACCTCGCTCTGTTGCTTCTGCGCTGCTGCTTCCCAGTCGTCTACGTTATCGCAGGACGGTACCGGCATAATGCTGTGGGTTGCAGTGACCTTCTGCTCCACCTGCTCTTTGAACGCCTGCACGCTTATGTGCTTGCCAAGTAGTTCAAGGTTCTTCACCTTATCCGGCCATTTGATCTTTTTGAGAATAGTCTCGGTGGTCTTCTCGTCGAAGTCCTGAATCGTCGTCGAAATATCCATTCCCTGAAGCGTGATGCGCCAGACCTTAGGCCACAGCGATATGGGTTTTAGCGTTCCATCGTCACGGAGGATGTCGAGCACATCCATCTGGTCAATCTCAAACAAGCGCCTCAGCACATAATCAGCATCAATGTCGATTCGATCATTGCGCTCCGCTTTGAGTTCGGAGATTCTGGACTGGATACTAAGTTTCGCTAAGTTTTGAGCGCCCTGTTCGTTCGCGGTCTTTTCGCTGTACCCCGCCCGAATAGCCGCTTGAGTAGCGTTTAAATCGATGAGGTACTCGCGACAGAACATTTCTTGCTTGTCGGTGAGTGCCATATTTATTTCCGTTGAAAGGAGTGCGCATGTCTGGGATTGGTATAGGTGATTATCTTTCTGCAATGAGAAGTGACAAAGAGCAGCTTCTCTCTCGCTTTCTTGACTTCTGGAATGAGATTTACGTGAAAGCTAGAGATAGCCGTCATTACACTGGTCATATCACAGTATCAGACCATCCAAACTGCATTATTACTTTGGAAGGAACTGGCATCAGCCTAACCGCTCGCAACCGAGTGGTCTTTTATGGCAAGCAGCTTCTCTTAGAGATGGAATTTTACAGAGAATCAAAAGATAAAGATGAATCGATTTTAAAGATCTATCTCGCCAATGATGGGAGGCTATTCTTGGGCCATCCTGATGATGTTGAATCTATAGACTTTTTCTACGATACAACTGATGTACCATTTTTTGAGAAGCTAATTCAGTCACTATCGAATAGTGGCTTCATTTCGATTGATCGCCAGCCGGCACATACTCCATCTTGAGCACGTCATCCGGCGCGAGGTATACCCAAGCGCCATCTTCCTTTGCCACGCCAATGAAGCCGTTAACCACTTCCGGCTGTGATCGGTTCATCAGACCTTCATGCGTTTCACCGGATTTTGTGGTTACTGTGATTCGGTAAGTGTCAGTCATAAACGCCTCTTTATCCTCTCAAGGGGATAGCAGGTGATTTATCCTCTGTAGGGGATATCGCCATTACGATGAGCCTGCCCATGGTGATAGCAACAAAAAACCGCCCGGAGGCGGCGATTACTGTTCAAAGAGTTGAGTTCTTAGTTCTGAATATTGTGTTTGCTTCTTCACACTTTGATTGTAACTGCACTAGCCTTTCAGCTATGTCACTGCTTGGGCAGTTCGTCACTATGCAATACCCCTCAACCCACGCCTCATCACCACTTTTTGTGAACAGGCTTTCGAATATCTTTACCCAGTCACTGCTTGGTACACGCTCCAGCTCAAAGAACTTTAATGCACCACTCCCACGTTTTGTTCTGTGCTCATCAAATCCCAGGATTTTCATTCTTCATCTCTTCATTGTTTACTGGGCAAATTTTTAGCACTTATCTGAGGTTTTTTCTAATTACCAAAACTTATAGGCATCACTGTTTTTCCATTATCAAGCCCACCAGCAGGTGAGCTTTGTAATGGTCACTTTGGCAAGCCAGGGATCGTTATCTGTGCCTGTTGCTCAAGTCTTTCGATTCTTGCTATGAGCTGTGGCTTCTTCACTCTGCCCCAGCGGTTCAGCAAGCGGCCTGACATACTGGCAACATCCTTTTCCTTCATGAACTCCAGCATTAACTCGTTGTGCTCTCTTTGGTATGAGTGAGCCAGCTCCATCAGCCTGTCACGCATCCAATTAAATGCTTTGATAAACGCCTCTTTGATGGCGGCAGCTTTTTTGCCGGTAAACGACATAATGATGTACATCGCGCCGTCTTTGGAGATTTCATATTCAACATACTGATTACCCTTGTGTTCATAGGTAACCCGCGAAAAGTTGCTGGTTAGAAATTCATCCGAACAGTCTAGCTTTTCGATTTTCTGAATGATGTGGTGATGCTGCTTGTCGAAGTAAGCCGCCACCTTGCGGGAGGTTGTGATCACGCGATCACCAGAAACAGCCACCATGTCCCGGAAATCGAGATTAGCCAATTGATGATTCATAGCGTCTTTACCTTTTAGAAAGTGAGCCTGTCTCACAGAAAAGCCGCCCGAGAGAGGTCGCCACCTATAACGGCATTTCTCAGGCTCGCTTACTGAAAGGCTCTCGTTGATGTGCGCGTGAGATGCGCATAAAAAAGCCCCGCGGATGCGAGGCTGTGAGAATTTGCTACGGTTAAAGTCCAGAGGAGAGACTGTGTCAGAACCTCAGGGATGAGGCTCTATTTCCCCTGGGTCTGCTTATCCCATTCCTCGCGGAACTTGGATGGGTTGTCGAAACCTTCACTGCACTGGTTGGTTTTCATCACTTTGCCCCCGATTCTTTTGTTTTCTGGCAGTTCGCCTGCCACGATTTGTTATGCGCCAGGATGTCGCGCTTCGTCTGGCGGTCAAGAACATCAATGTCGTGATCAGTAAGGTAGATTGGTTTTACCCAGTCACAGGCTGTATCAACCACCACCGGGACGCTTCCACGTGTCACGCAGCTCGCTATCAACATCGTCATCAGGCATGCGGTTAACATTCTGCTGTACATTGCTGGCCTCTTTCGTTGCTTCTACACGGCGTTCGGCTACTGACTCAATGGCTGCGGTCTTTTCTTCTGTGCGCTGCCGGTCTGCTTTTTCTTCAGCCTGTTCACGCCCGCGAAAACGGCCCACACCAAACGCACCAAGCACCATCAGGATCGCAACTCCAATTGCCGCCAGTACAGATTTGATTGTCGTCATAGGTTAACCCGCTCGCGCATCCAGCCATAAACGAATGACTCGTTAGCCGGCCGCTGTTCTGCCAGCTCAAGATAACGCTGGCCCTGGCTACAGTTCAGTGCGCGAAGCAATACGATTTCCCCTTCGCCGCCTCGTTTATCCAGGAAGGACTTTAGCGCGCTGATGCTACGTGGGCCGATTTGCCCGTCGGCGATCAGATCCGGATAGAGCTGCTGCTGGTTATTGAAAACGTTCAGCCAGCGCTGGAACCATTTAACCTGCACCGATGGCCCCATGTTCACACCGGTATCGCAAAGTTCGGCGGCAATAGAAGGGGATACTTCTGCCACCTGGTCAAAGCGCGGGCCATACCAGTAATCAGACTCAAGGATCGCCAGAGCCTGCTCACGTGTAAGGTTTCGCATATCCCCGGTATAACCATGCGCGCGGGCAATTGCCTGAGTAATTCCCCAGTTCGTTGGTCCGCCCTTATCATTCGGGTGATCAACATAACCGCCCTCTTTGCCGAGGATGGTGTTAAAGATATCGTCTTTGGTCATGGCTATTCCGTAATGACGACCTTCGCCAGGTTCCCGCGAGCCAGCCACACCGCCATGCAGATGACGGAGTTAAGCAGCAGATCGCCGAGATTAACCTGAACGTAGTGGCCGAGCAGAATGTTGAAGGCATTGAATCCGGCGGCAAGAATGACCAGATAGGCCAGCACCGCGACACTCAGGCGATGACGCTTTCCCTCTTTCCGGAAAAACATCAGCCTGACCATGATTAACAGGCAAACTATGGCGTTTGCATCCATCAGAAGAAGCTGCCATGTCATTTATCTTCCTCCCCCAGCCCCGGCATCTTCCCGCTTTTGGATTTGCGGAGAATACGCAGCAGAACTGCCACGGAAATGGAAGCAGTGACAATTGCACCGACAGCTGGCGATACTTCAATGCTGGCCGGTGGCTTCATCAGGCTTAACGGCGTGTTGATGATTCCGGCCATGATTTTCGCCATGGGTACGGAGAAGAACACGCCACTGATAAACGATATCAGCGCAAAGATAGCCTGCTTCCAGAGTTGATGGGGATCTGAGGTCAGAACGTATAGCGCCGTTCCGGCAAGCGATCCGAGCATCACTGCTGGAGTCGCCTCCGGAAACAGCGTGGCAAAGGTTACACCGACTGATGACGATGTAAGACCAACGCCTACGATAGTGAAGGTCTCAGACATATTTATTCCGTGTGTAGTTGGTTCAGGCCCTCGGGACGATTTAACAAGTAGGCGTGTCGATGATGGTTCCCGGGGCCTGAAAATAAAAAAGCCAGCGACAGGCTGGCAATGTGAGGGTAAGGCAATGTCGGCTCTCTGGCCTAAGGGTCCCAGGTAGTGGGTTCTGGTGCCGGGCAAAGGAATCGAACCTCTGACGCGCAGCTTACAAGGCTGCCGTTCTGCCACTGAACTAGACCGGCGAATCTGGCGGGACAGGAAGGATTCGAACCTTCGACCATTCGGTTAACAGCCGAACGCACAACCGCTGTGCTTCTGACCCTGAAATGAAAAAGCCCCGGCGGGATGCCAGGGCTCATTTTTCAAACTGGATAGTGACTATCATATTCATGCCGCCGATGTAATTTAGGCAGCATATCAAAGTAGACTCAAATATGGCTTATTTAATTGACTTTTGCAATACCCTGCTGCGAAAAAGTCGCCTTTTGTTGTGATCGTGTTCTCACAGTGCAGAGAAGAGAGTCGCCATCAAGGCGCTTAAAGATGGTGCACATGGCGCGCCAGTAATCAGCATAGTTGTGGCTCCAGTTGTCCGGCTTAACGCCACAAAGGGCGGCTAGGTCTTGCTGCTGATAAACTTCGCGCCCTGCCAGCTCTGCTTTCACGTCCTGCGCCGCCAGCCATATCAGTTTCTTCAGGCGTTCCATCGCCTTGCCAGCCACCTTCTTCGCGCCGAGCTGTTCCTGGAACTCTGCCCAAGCCCATTGAGTTATCATCACCTGGTATTCGAAGCGGATGTTCTCGCTGTAGTTCCACAGCAGCCACGCTTTCTGGTACTCCTCCAGTGACATCAGAGCCCGGCGCCATGAAGCGGTACTGTACTCGACATGATTGACCAGAGGGATATGAGATCCTTTAGCGCGCGACTGCTTACCCGGGATTGGTGGATTATCCAGAGTAATCATTTTCCCGGTCACCTCATCCATCACACGCGGCTTTTTGCGCTTAAAGGTCTTGGTATCGAACTGAGCATTCTCTAGCCAGGCCATCAATTGGCCTTTCGTCGCACCGCTCATATCGGCAGTGGCAAGGATGAGCTGCTGGCGTACATACGATAAGTTGATAGTCATGCGGCTTCCTTCTGTGGCTGGTTGGTTTGTTGGCTGTGCTTTGCTACTGGCGGCAGGTAGGCGCGCTTAACGCTTTCGGCCTGGTACCGGAGAAAGTCGTTGTGGTTCATGCGGCCTCCAGTTCGGTGATGGTCAGTTCAAGCCTGCCGCCTTTGATGATCGGCATTCTCTTCACGCTGTAGTAATCAACCTGCTGGTCATCGAGCCAGAAACCGGATTTCGTCAGGGCATCGAATGCGGCCTTTTGCAGATTGTCCAGGTCCCGGCGGCGGCGATCCGGCATATGGCACTCAATGCGGATCTTCACGGGAGCGGTCAGGCCGATATCCAGCATTGAGTCTTTGATGATTCTGGCGACGCTGTCGCGGTACGCCTGCCCTTCTGCGCTGATATGCGTGCGCCCGCGGTTATGCCGGTAGTAGCGGTTGTTGCTCGGCGGCCATGGCAGACTGATGCGATATTCATTCATGCTTTTACGAGCCCCTCTTTCAGCCAGATAACCTGCGTGCGGGCCATTCCTTCAAGCGCGCACTCCTTTGCATATTCCGCATCGACCAGGCGGGTGCGGCGATCAATCTCGTCGTGGCAACTGCTGCATGCGATGGTGGCGATCAGGTCAGGCGGCTTGATTCCGGTTCCGCACAGGCCCGCCAGGCGGATATGTGCCAGAACTGAGGTTTCAGGGTTGCCGTTGCATACGCCGGGGATCCGCACCTGACATTCGCGCCCGCGAGCCGCTTTGCACAAATTAGCCATGCGCCCTCCTCGCCGCGAGACGCAGCCATTTCTGATCCACCAGGCGGGCGGTGTAGCCTTTCAATGTCGGGATGTCGGACGGCTTAACCACGGCCTTGCGCTTGCGGCGCGCCGGAACGCGGAAGATTTCGTTTGTGATGACGCGGTAAAGTGGAGTAGACATCATGCCTCCTGCTTATCGCGCAGCTGCTGGTACTCGCAACTCTGCGGAATGGTCAGGTGGCAGCCGATATTCATCGCCCAGGCTTCGACTTTGCACAGGAAGATGTACATCTCGCCGATTTCCAGATCGGACGTATGGCGGAGGGATTGGACCGTGGTTACTTCGCCGGACACGACGTCTACCCGGTCTTTGCTTTCGTAGCCGAGATAGGTGTGCTTCATCGCGTCTTTGACCCACTCAGGCGTAGCGAAGGCCTTACCGCGGGCGATGAGGTACTCGCTAATTTCCGTGTACCACATGTGACTGAGCGCGTTCTGAGACAGGCTGCGCTTTTCGCGCCACGGCTTCACCTGCAGGCGAAAGCACTGCCCGGCATCCAGCAACGGCTGAATCTGCTGGCCGATGGCCTCGAAGTTACCGCGATGGAGTTTGATACCGTCTACTGGCAGGGTCATACGGCCTCCTTAACGGAAACCGCAGAATGCAGAAAATCGCAGGTGCATTTCTGCATCTGTGACAAGGTGAGGAGTTCAGATTGTGGTCGCATTTAAGTCCCCTTAAATGCGCAGAAGTCACCGGAGTTGTTCAGGCTCCGATGACATGATTATGGCGGGTTGATTTCAGAAAATCAAAGGTTACTAAACCGTAGATGATTTCTTTGGGTGATATTTGCGAACCGCAGCATCAACACGATCGCGAGAGGGTAAAACGTCGAATGCTATGTTGTAGTATTCGCCATCAAATGCTTGCTGTCTAACAACATTAAATTCTTTGAACTGGGTCATTTGGTAAGCTACCGGCTCACTGGAATTTGTTGAACGCATTACCGCTTTTGTTACCACGTTTATTTTATCAAGTCCCGCTTCATCGTTCTGGATATCACCTTCATGACCTAAACCAAAAACCAGATAATCTTCCATTTCAAGCTCCTATTGAACCTCAAGAAATTCGCATTGGCTTTTTAACTATTTACCAACATTCTTAGGTAAAAAGATTTTTTCACACTTCGCCATTGATGGCTCTCTACCTGATATTTCATAGTACTGGGCATGATTTAACATGATTTTCTTCATGCTTTCTTCGCAGTCTTTCCTGCTGTAAAAGACATTCACCGGTTCTTTTTCAGTGTTCAAGTTCACCACTTCCAAAGAACAACCTGACATATTGCTGAGGCTGGCACAGGTACTCAAAACCAGCACAAATAGTTCGTGCATAAATGACTCCCTAATTACTGTGCTGGTTATATTGCCCAAAATTTAGCAGAAATTACGACTATTTTTTAACGGCGGCGAGCATCGCCTTATAGCGATCCGGAAAACGCGGGCTCTCCCATTGCAGACCCATCGCCTCGCACATCTGATAAGTCGGCTCAATAGGAACCATCACCCAACCATCCGGAATCACCGGAGAGTTGCCAGCGGCACCCTGAAGCATGGCGGAGCGGCAGGATTCCACAATGCTAACCCGCAAAGAACTTAACGTGGCGACGCTGTGACGCTCGCCGGTTATCCTGTCGATCCTCTTCATCAGGTCAGTTGCCAAAGACTCAACAGCCGACTCATCAGGCGCAGATACCGGCGCTGGCGGGGTGGTGTAAAGTGGCGTCGAATGCAGGCCTAATATCCCTTCAGCATTGGCGACATAGCCGCCGTCGGCGGTTAATTGGTCACCAGTGCGGGCGTGAACTATCCAAGCAACAGGCTCCGCTTCGAGCGATGCCAGCACGCGCTTAGCGAGCCAGCATTTCTCTTCGTCACCGTACGGGTTGTCCGCGATTTCTTTGAGGCGGCCAGTGCTTATATCACCGCCGTCAGCGCGGTACGGTCGTTTGTCGATGTTGCTCATTGGGCGGCTCCTTCTGCTTTACGGCGGCTAACATAACCACGGATGGCATCGCGTAATTCCTGCCGTTCTGCTTCTGATAATTTCCGGGGTGGCCTCATCCACTCTGGCGTGGTGTTATTTTCTTTGGCTGACTTGCTCATGACTGCACTCCTTTGCGAAGCTCGTCGGCGAAGTTCTCAGCATCAGCGGCCATGCCAGCGGCCTCTTCAGACATCCTCATGCTTCGGCTACGCAAAGCCTGTTGTCGTTCTCGCTTATGTGCGGCAAACATCTCCACACCCTGCACTCGGACCTCAGCCAAGAAAGAGTCTGTGGCCGGGGTTTTTAGTCCATCTCGCAGTTTTTTATATGCACTCAGCATTGCTAATTCCGGCACGTCTTCTGCCCCTGCCTGATAAACGTCAAGCGCCTCCATCATCAGCTTGCTGAATGGTGCTGGTTCAGATTTTTTCAGAAGTGCATTCTCAGCAGCCAGCGCAGAGAATGTGGTTTCAACAACGTTAAGCAGGGTCGTGACTTCTGTCGGTGACATGTGCTCACCGCAATCGGCATTCATCCTGGCGTTTTTAATGAGATCTTCGTATTTATTGCTCATACCCCTACCCTCCCCCAAACCATCAATACCCGCTTCATTGCCGCGCTGTTGCGGCACTCCTGGCAGATCACGTTTACCGACTCTGCACGACGGCCGGCTTTCTTTTTCGGCTTCGCGAGCGAATAAACTCGATGACCTTTTGGCCCTTCAAACTTCAACTCGCCCGCGTTAACCATCACCGAAATAACGCTGGATATGCTCCGATAGGTGGCACCCATAGCCTCAGCGATTTGGGAGGCTCCCAACTTACTGCCATCACTTAGTACCGACATGATGCGCGCCGGGTAGCTGTTCTCGCTTTGACGGCGGGCCTCAACGCTGCGGTAACCACCCTTGATTGCACGGTCCTTCAGGTAATTTGCTCCAGCGCCTTTAAGCCATTCCTGATAAGACGCTTTACTGGTGAAGTAGCCGAAGCCCGCCATGCTGAAAATCATCTCCAGACCGCGCAGCGCTGCGATTTCCCGATCCACCCCCTTACCACTAATGCCAATCACCACGATAAGGTCAGCGCGCTTAACAGGCTGGTTAGCGGCCACATAATCAACGATGCGTTGTTTTAAGCTGTCCATCATGCTGCCCCCTTAGAGCGGTATGAATCCCATGTGAATGACAGCGTGCAACCACCGCCGTCGCTCATGCGGTCAAGAACGCGCTCGCCGATGAATGCAGCCAACTCTTCTTTGGTCTGGTTGCTGATCAGGATGGTCGGCTTCATCCGCTCGTACCGGGTGTTGATGATTTCGAACATGATCAGCTTCTCAGCGTCGCTTCCGAACTGCACACCAACCTCGTCGATAATCAGTAGGTCGGGTTTAGTGAAGTAACGGATCACCTCATCCTCAGTACGACTTGAACCCTTCGACCAGGTTGACTTGTACTCCCGGGCAATTTTCAGCGCGGTGGTGAACACAGCTGAGCTTTGGTGCTCGGTGATTGCATGCCGGGCGATAGCCAATGCGAGGTGGTTCTTACCGGTTCCAGGCTTACCACACATCACCAGGCCGCCCCCCTTCTGCAAACGCTCAGGCCAGCGGCTGGCGTATGCTTGGCAGACCTTCAGGGCGCGTTTCGCCTCTTCGTTCACCGGCTCATAATTCTCCAGTGAACAGGATTCGAACCTGGCCGGGATGCTCAGGCCGTCCAGCAGGCGCTCGATGTTTCTTTTGCGGGCTGCTTCGTTGATGCTAATTCTTTCCGCCTGCAAGCGGCCCAGCTGCTCCTTTAGGCATTCAGGGCAGGAGCTTGGGCGTGGGGGAATCTTCACGACAGAGTTTAAGAAATGCCTGGTCCTGCATTCAAAGGGGCCATGCGTTTCGCAGTTCTCGGTGCTGATAGTTAGCTCGATATCTTCATGCTGAACTGGCGGCTGGCTCAGCTCAATAATGCGTTTCTCAAGTTGATTGATTTTTTCATCCAGCGTCATGATCAGTCCCTCGCCCATGCAGGAATTTCAGTCTGGCCGTAGTCTTTGCCAGCAAAGTTCTCAGGTACGCGAGACTGCGCGCGAGGCGGCTGCTTGGCGGTCTTTGGCTCAAACAAACCCTGCCAGCCATTCGCGATGCTCTGGTTGATGATTTCTTCTGGCTGATATCCACTGCATTTGCAACGTTCAAGCAGGTTGATGGCCTGGGTAACCGTCTGCTGAGACTTGATCGGTTTCTTCAGGTCACGACGATAATCGACCCAGGACTTCCAGACTGAAACTGACAGCCATTCAGGAAGGTCAACACCAGCCGGATCGAACGAAGCCGGTTTGGGGGATTTAGGGGGTTTATTAATATTGTCTTTATTGTCTTTTGTAATAGTGTCTTTTGTGTGTCCCCATTGTGGTGACAGGGCTGTCACTGTTTTGGTGACACTTTTTGTCACTACCATAGGGACATTGTCACTATTATGGTGACAGTCACTACCGTGGTGACATTTTGGCGCAGGTTTAGTACCAGGAATCACCCACTCGCTCAGGTTTTTATTGGGACCGATCAGCATGCCGTCGGACACCAAAACATTCATCGCAATGAGTTCGTTTTTGGCAGTGTTAACTTTCTGGCGAGGCAGTCTGGTCAACTCAGAAAGTTGTGAGTCTGCAATGCGGTCCATCTTCTTGTTGAACCCATAGGTTTTGCGGCAAACAGCATGAGCTACCTTAGCCTGATTTTTGGTCAGGTTCGCGCCGATAAGCTCCTCATACAACTCGTTTGCCAGACGGGTGTACCCATCGTCTGTATCGGCCACGCGTTGCTCCTGTATTCCCGAAACTACAGCGGGAAAGTTGAGAATTTCTGCGGTGTTTGACATACTTACTCCCGTTACTTGGCGTAACACAGTGTGATAAGGGCCTTTGAAGTTACCGCTTCAAGGGCTTTTTCTTTTTTGGTGCCTCTCACATAACCCCCAGCATCGATGTAACCATCGTCATCAGCGGACCTACCTGCTCCGGCATGAGGCGGAACAGCGACGCTATACCCTCGCTTACCTCTTTCAGCTTCTGATGCTCTGGTGCGTCCAGCAGTACGGCCTGCTTAGCTTCGGCACACTCTTTCATCGCAGTAGCGATCAGCGACATCGTGTCGTTCTGCGGCGCCAGGCGGTTCCGGTACTCCAGCGGAAGAACGGCCATGATTGCCGGCGCCAGCTGGCGCACGTTCTCGCGGTACTGTTCGGAGTCGAAACGGTTATCCAGAAAGCGAAAAAGTTTCTGGCGCGCCCTGCTGATGTCTTCCGGGAAGCTGATGGCGGTCCCGCCCTGCTCCCGGTATTCGTTGATGATCAGCGCCGAAACGACGTCCTGATTGTCCAGCGCCGACGACCATGCCCGGACCGCATCGCGGATCTTTTCGTGGTCTGGCGCCGCTTTAGCTTGAGCGCGGTTTATCATCGCCCCCGGGTGTATTCCGGTATTGTGTTGATACGCAAGTGAATGCATTGCTTTCCCTTTCGTGGTTAGGGCCGCCAATTAGGCGGCGTTGTTGCTGATTGGTGGAAAAACGTCATCAACGCTTACTGAAGCGCCATGCTTATTCAGAGCTGCAACAATCGCCCGGCACTGCTCAAGGCTTAAGCTGCGTTTATTTTTTTCGTAATGGCAAACCGCACCTGTCGACAGGTTCAGCTCTTCGGCAATCTGTCGCTGAGTCAAACCGATGTTTCTGCGGATTTTTCGGATATTGTTCATGTCGGGTCTCCTTTAAACAACTTAAATATACGTTTTGTATTCTTTGTTCGCAAGTAAAATATACGAATTGTGGCTCGCGCAAATATATACAACTTGTATCATTCGGGTATGACTATGAAATGGTACGACTTAGCTAAGACCCTGATGAAAAGTCAGGGCATCAATCAGGAACAGCTGGCGGAGCATCTCGGTATTACTAAAGGTGCGGTAAGTCATTGGCTGAACGCTCGGCGTGAGCCAAGCCTTTCCGAGATCGCAAAAATATTGCAGTTCCTTGGCAAAAAGAACTTCTCCGTAGGAGCTGGCGGTATGATCATTGACGACACGCTTAAGGGTGATGTGGAGTACGCTGGCCCCTACAATCCTGGTAACAAGTATCCAGTAATCAGCAGTGTCCAGGCTGGTTCATGGTGCGAAGCGGTTGAGCCATACACCCTGAAAGATATAGATCTGTGGCTTGAGTCGAATGCTCACATTCAGGGTGACGCGTTCTGGTTGCTCGTTGAGGGCGAGTCAATGACAGCCCCTACTGGCTTGAGCATACCTGAAGGAACCTATGTACTTTTCGACACCGGTAGAGATGCGGTAAATGGTAGCCTGGTAATTGCCAAACTATCTGAATCGAATGAAGCAACCTTCAAAAAGTTAGTCATCGACGGCGGACAAAAGTATCTCAAGGGCCTAAACCCTCAGTGGCCATTAGTACCTATTAACGGGAACTGCAGGATTATTGGCGTTGCTGTAGAAACAAAGCTAAGACTTATTTGAACAGAAACAGTAAGGATGCTTATGAAAAATTCAATTTTGTTATCTCTTTTGCTTTGCTCAACATCTCTTTATGCCCAAGGCACGGCTTTGGTTGATCAGGCAAAAGCAACTGTTATCGATAGCCTTAAGTCTCGTGAATCGACGAACAAGTGCGCAGAGTTTACGAGAGTAGCAGCTACTGATGGGACAAAGAAACCATTAGCCATAGCCACTTGTGATAACACCTTTGTAGTTGCAAACGGGCTTACCTTTAGTGACGTCAAAGTAGTTGAATCAGAAAGTGGCAAAGCTGTCTGTGGTGTAGTTTCTGGGAAAACGCACATCAGCAAAATTGGAGCAAGGTTCGTATACGTTGAAAAAAGCAACACCGTAACAATCAAACCTTCTAAGCAGCCGGTAATGACAAGCTCTGCAGCTGGAGATTTTGGGCGCAACCAGGTAAAAATTGAAAATAAACAATATGATTTGGTATCTACCGCTCATTGTCAGTCCCCTGCAAACTAAACACCCCGCTATTCACTACTGACTCCACGCCACCACTTTCTGACGGTGGCGCAATGCCGCCCTTCACTTCCCATTTCCTGCACCAATTAACCTCGACCTCATAAATACGTAAGGGCAAGATGAATCCTCACCCCTCTGTTTTTGATTTCTAGCACCAAAGCACAAAAATAAATCACCTTAGAATACAATTTGTTATCACAAAATCACCCACCAATTATACATTTCGTATTGCATGATAAGAATACGTTTTGTATATTCATTCCATCGAAACGAAACATCGACAGCTGAGCGAAGTTAGCCAGCGGCGGACAGCAAGTCGCCTGCTCATTAAGAATTCAGTCAAGCAGCAAATCACCCGGAGCGCTCCTGGCAAATTGAAATGGCGCCCAATGGGATTGAGGCAGGTGTGTAACGCGTGGCGGGTATAGCACACGATGAGGACTCCGCACCGGAATGGTTTGCTGCTCAGTTCCCGAACATCGGGGAATCTTTACCAGCAGCTCTTTGCGAGGGGCTGACGGTAAACAGTTTATGCAGACTAATTATGCTTGTTTATTGCGATTACGCGGCTTCCTATTTCGGTTGGTTCTTTTCCTGGCAGGAACAAGTTCTCCCTGACCAGCCGATCCTCTTGCTTCACCTATTGAATCCAAGTATCCCCAGCCTCCGCAATATGCGCAGTTTGGATTTCTTCCTTCGCAGCTGCATTTTTTCTCTAACACTCAAACCTCCTTGATTCAGTGCCATCCAATTTACATGAACGGCCTCAGTCAAGATACGGGCAACACTGGCGGGATGAGAGGTGCGAAGCGCAAACAGATTTATTCCAGTCCATTCGAAGCTGAGTGGGCTGGGCTGAATCAACCCACGCAACAAAGGAGCTTCTATGCGACGGCAAAGCTATATCGCTCAAAAATAATCGGTACCACAAATGCTTTCTGAAACCCCGGCGCCGTCGGGGTTTTTGGTGAGTGCTTTGGGCTGGCAGACGGTTATCAGCTAGTTGGTGAGGTAATGGCTCACCAAGGCGACGACGGCCTTCCCTGCTTCATTGTGGGGAGCCAGCACCAAAGCATTTCTCCCGCATTAGCGGGTAACGACAGAGGATAAGGCGATGGAGTTTAAGAAAGGAGATGTTGTTACGTGGTCAAGCCAGGCCGCGGGCAGCTGGAAGACGAAAACTGGTGTGATTACGGAAGTGTGGGAATACAAAAAACAAACGCGTTACACCGTAAAAGTTGATCCGAAGGAAGGGTCGACGGCGAAACCGAAGTTTTACTACCCACGCACATCAGCACTACAGAAAGTGTCATGACCCGCCACGGCGGGTTTTTTCATACCTCAGTCGCTTCACCGAGGCGGCTTAGTTATGGCAACCGGCGGCCATCCACCGCCCATTAGCGCAGAAGTCTTGTATTAACCGTTCCGTTCGCCGCGATAAGGCCAAGAGGGTTTATGAGTAAGAATAATGGCGGTCCGGCATTCCCGGTCGCAGGTAGTGAGCACAATTATCCTATCGAGGGCATGACGCTACGTGACTATTTGGCGGCGAATTTGATGCCTGCTGTCATTGGCACGTTAAACGGCCCTGTAACCTGCGAACACTGTCCAGGGGATTTCGATTACTACGCTGTTTGTGCATATCAGATGGCCGACGCAATGCTCCGCGCCCGGGAGGCATCATGACAGTCACCCACAACGGCAAACAGTACACCGTAAAGCGCTGCGCCATGAACGATAACGAATGGCGGCTAACGTCGCTCACCAATCCGCGAGAGCAGGTAACGCTGAACCGCTGGCAGATGCACGTTTCTGGCCTCCTGAAACAGGTTGAGGTGAAGGTATGATCAACCACTATGGCACTACCCCGCTCATTCGCCAGTGCGTCACGCCCGGCATGATGGCATTGCATGAAGGTCGCACCTATCGCGTTTTAGCAGTCATTCAGGAGCGCAGATGGGTATACCTGCACACTGATGCAGAAATCATCCGCCTCAGTGACTGCGTGATTGACGTTCTTCTGGACGGTCACGGCAACCCTATCCAGCACTAACCACCCTATTAAACCGATCGGCCTGGCTCAATGCAGGCGGGATCTGCACATCCAAATTTCAGGAGTTCAGCCATGAACGCGTATCTCCCTTACGACCGCATCGAAGAACGGCGCTGGGTTGAGCAACAGCTCGACGACGAGAAGGAGAAGTGGATCGACGACCGGGCGCAGCAAATTATCGACATGATGCCAAAAGAGCCGTCCGGCCTCTTCCACTTCACGGTCCCGATTGACTCCAGCCCATACCAGGGGCTTCGCAGCGATAAAGCTGCGGAGGCCTACAACGATTTCATTTCGGCAGTTGCCTACGCCCAGGCGGAATACGACTGGGAGCACCGTACAGGCTGCCCGTTTTAATTTTTGAGGGGATTAACGATGGCAAACGAATTAACAATCACGGCGGGTGCGCTGGCGGAAAAAGGTATCGACGTCGCTACCTGGAGCGCGCTGAAGAACAGTATCTACCCTGGCGCCAAAGACGAATCGGTAATGATGGCGCTCGATTACTGCCGAGCCCGCCAGTTGGATCCGTTGCTGAAGCCTGTTCACCTCGTGCCGATGAGCGTCAAAGACTCAAGAACGGGTAAAAGCGAATGGCGCGACGTGGTCATGCCGGGCATCGGGCTTTACCGCATTCAGGCGGACCGCTCCGGCGATTATGCCGGGGCTCGTGAGCCCGAGTTCGGTCCAGACACGACGCAGACGCTTTCTGGTGTCGAGGTCACCTTCCCTCAGTGGTGCAAATACACCGTCTACAAGCGCATGCCCAGCGGAGAGATCGTCGAGTTCAGCGCCAAAGAATACTGGATTGAAAACTACGCCACCGGCGGACGCGACACCACGGCGCCGAACGCGATGTGGAAAAAGCGCCCATACGGCCAGCTGGCTAAATGCGCAGAAGCCCAGGCGTTGCGTAAGGCATGGCCTGAGATTGGGCAGCAGCCTACCGCCGAAGAAATGGAAGGAAAATCACTGGATGTTGATATCCGTGACGTCACTCCCCGCAGCACAACAGAATCACTTCCACCAGCAGCAAGCGAAGAAACGCTCCAGGCGATCACCGATCTCTTAACAGCCCTGGATAAAGACTGGGAGAAAGACCTCCTCCCACTGTGCAGCGACATCTTCAAACGGCAAATTCTTGAGGCGTCAGAGCTCACTGAAGAAGAGGCGCAGAAAGGGTTTGGTTTCCTTCAGAAAAGGGCTAAGGCGGCAGCATGACACCAGAAATTATCCTGTCCCGGACCGGAATTGACGTAACCACTATCCAACAGGGCGATGAGGCGTGGCACCGGCTGCGCCTCGGCGTCATTACCGCCTCAGAAGTGCACAACGTTATTTCCAAGCCGAGATCCGGCACAAAATGGACGGGCATGAAGATGTCCTACTTCCACACCCTACTCGCCGAAGTATGCACCGGCGTCGCGCCAGAGGTTAACGCCAAGGCGCTGGCCTGGGGTAAGCAGCACGAGGAAGACGCCCGCACTCTCTTTGAGTTCACTACGGACGTGAAAGTCACGGAGTCTCCGATCCTGTTCCGTGACGAAAGCATGCGCACCTCGTGCTCCCCTGACGGCCTTTGCAGTAACGATTTCGGCCTCGAATTGAAATGCCCGTTCACCTCCCGCGATTTCATGAAATTCCGCCTCGGCGGTTTTGAGGCCATTAAGTCCGAGTACATGGCCCAGGTGCAGTACAGCATGTGGGTAACCGGGAAAGACGCTTGGTTCTTTGCCAACTATGACCCGCGCATGAAGCGCGAAGGCATTCACCACGTCGTCGTTGAGCGGGATCAGCAGTACATGACCGATTTCAACGAAATGGTGCCGGAGTTCATCGAGAAGATGGACGAGGCGCTGGCGGAAATCGGCTTCACGTTCGGAGAGCAGTGGAAATGAAACGCACACCCTTTTACCGCCGGCCAGGGCGAACCGGGAAATTCTCCGGCCTCCGTGAGCGCGTTATCTGGATGATTCAGACGCGCGGCCGCCCGGTAACCGGCAGCGAAATCGCCGAGAAGTTTGGCGTAACGCTCATCGAGTTTAACCGGGTCGCAAACGGCATTACCCGCGGCTCCGGACAGATAGCTCAGATCGTTGAGTCGGAGAAATGGCTCAACGAGGACGGCATCTGCGACCGGACATTCGACCTGGTCACGAAGCCAAAGGTTGTAACGCCTCAGGGTAAATCGCGCCTGTTCACCCGGCGCGCCATAGAGCAGTCGCAGGAAGGCCGAAGACAGGAGTGCATAGCACGTGCCGCCCGCCGTCGCCGCCTGATTGCTCAGGGCCTCTACATCGACGAAATGGAGTCCATCCTATGACTCACGCTCACGACGACATCAGGATTGGCACACTGTGCCTTCCCTTCATTGGTAACGGCTGGCTAATGCCATGGGGTGAAGTGGTCAGCAATCCATTAAAGGCTCAGCGGCTCGCTGAGGAATATCGGGAAAGGCAGGAGGCGGCATGAAATACGGAAGCGTGTGCAGCGGCATCGAAGCTGCCAGTAAAGCGTGGGAACCTCTCGGCTGGAAACCTGCCTGGTTCTCTGAAATCGAACCATTCCCATCCGCAGTCCTCGCCCATCACTGGCCGGAAGTAACCAACCTCGGCGACATGACCAAAATCGCCGATGCGGTGCGCACTGGTGGTGTCGAAGCACCTGATGTTCTGGTCGGTGGTACGCCTTGCCAGGCATTCAGCATAGCCGGATTACGTGAAGGCCTGTCTGACGACCGCGGGCAGTTAACTCTTTCTTACGTGGAATTAGCCAATGCAATCGACGCAAAGCGCCGCGAACGCGGTGAGCCAGAAGCAGTTATCGTCTGGGAAAACGTCCCCGGCGTGCTCAGCAGCAAAGACAATGCCTTCGGGTGCTTTCTGGCAGGACTTGCCGGAGAAAGCAGTGAGTTGCAGCCAGCAGGGGGAAAATGGACGCACGCTGGTTGTGTGTCTGGAACAGAAAGGGTTATCGCCTGGCGCGTCCTTGATGCTCAATTTTTCGGAGTGGCCCAACGACGCCGCCGTGTGTTCGTTGTCGCAAGTGCTCGAAAAGGATTCGATCCCGCAGCGGTACTTTTTGAGCTCGACAGCGTGCGCCGGGATTCTGCGCCGCGCCGAGAAACGCAAAAGGCTGTTGCCGCCCTTACTGCACGAGGCGTTGGAACGTGTGGCACTGACGACAATCAGGCACAAGCAGGACACCTGATAGCTGAGTGCGCTAATGGTGACGTTAGCCACACATTAAAGGGTGAAGGGTTTGATGGCAGTGAGGACGGAACCGGGAGAGGTGTCCCAGTTGTGGCTTTCGGCGGCGGAAATACCAGTGGAAACATCGATGTTGCAGCCTGCCTGACAGCGAAAGGACAGAGAATAGACTTTGAAGTGGAAACTTTCGCAGTGCACGGCACGCAGGATCCTGACACCAACCGAGAACTGGCGCACACTCTTGGACGCAACAACGGACAGGAAAACGCGATAGTTACTGAACCATTCACATTGGCAATCCGTGGGCGATCAGAAGGAAGTACGGTCGAAGTGAGAAATGACGGCACAGCCAACGCGCTGTTGACGCCGAATGGCGGCCGTGCAGGCATGGGTGTAGGGGCTATCGGGTGGGGTATGCAGGTTCGCCGCCTAACACCGATTGAGTGTGAGCGCCTTCAGGGCTTTCCTGATAATCACACTCTGATCGGCTGGCGCGGAAAGGATGCTGATGAATGCCCGGACGGGCCACGCTACAAAGCTATCGGCAACAGCATGGCAGTACCTGTTATGCGATGGATAGGAGAGCGCATCGCCGCAGCGCTGCCAGCCGAGAAGCTGAACGGTGATTATGGCGGAAGTAAAACACCGCTCGACCAGCGCGACCTCTGGCGCACTCCACCAGCCCTTTTCGCTTCCCTTGATGCTGAGTTCTGCTTCCAACTGGATGCCGCCGCAGCGCCGTATAACGCGCTGTGCCGGAGGTTCATCACCGCTGAGCAAAACACGCTGGAAACGCCCTGGGCTGATTATCTGAGCATTCCCGGCTACGTCTGGCTGAACCCACCTTACAGCGACATCACGCCGTTCGTTAAGAAGGCTTCCGCCGAGAGCTCCAATCAGATCGGCACGGTCATGCTGGTTCCGGCAGACACTTCGGTTGGCTGGTTCAAAGAGGCTATCCAGACCGCCAGCGAGGTTCGCTTCATCACCGCCGGGCGGCTGGCGTTTATCAATCCGGTCACCGGTAAGCCGGTCAGCGGCAACAACAAAGGTTCGATGCTCATCATCTGGCGACCGTATCCGCGTACACACTGCCATTTCGCAACTGTGGACCGGAACGAGCTGATGGCTTTCGGGGCGAAACTTCTCGCCCGCCGGGAGGCAGCATGACGCCAGAAACAGATAACGCAATCCGCGCAGCCTGCCGCCGCTGCACCGAGGAAATCCAGCAGGCCATGCGCAAGAAGCCAAAGCCAAACTGGAACGAAACGGTACCTCCCATCATCAACAAGCACCACAAGAAAATTGAAGCTCTGGGAGTTAGCCTCCTTGAGTTCGTCGTCAAAACTGGCCGCCTTAACGGGCGGTTTGGAGCCGAACAATGAGCAAATACAGAAAAGGCGCGGTATACCTCCGAAAAATGAAAGCCGGCGATAAATCGAATGACTTTCGCACTTATATGCGCATGGCGATGTTCAGTGACAAAAAAGCGTGGAAACACCTTGAGAAGATTAAGCCTGTCGTGCTCGTTCAGTATGGGATGAAGAATATCGTAAGTGTCTTCATGAATATGGATGACGCTACCGGTTGCCTGTTCAGTGGGGCGATTGAAAAGCGTGCGCGAAACTCCCGGCACAATCCGCGCCGCGGCATGCGTTACACAAAAGGCGACCTGAAGAAAGCTTTCCGAAAGTGGGCATTCAAACACAACGCGGAGCGCGCAGCATGAAACCACTAATTACCAGGTCGCTATCGCGGCCTTTTTTATTGCTGGCGTTCACCTTCAACCGAATTAACCGACAGTTCCGGGAGCATTGACCATGGCCGACATCATCGATACTGCAGCAGAGATTGAAGAGCTTCAGCGCAACGCTGCCCTTTCCGCTCACCGGCTGAACCGCAACGCCGTATCAGCTGAGCATTGCGCGGAATGCGGCGAGGACATCCCGGCGCTGCGGCGCGCTGCCGTTCCCGGCTGCCAGACGTGTGCGGAGTGCCAAGGCGTGATCGAACTGAAGAATAAGCAGAGGGGGATGTGATGGATTACAGCAAGCTAAGCGACTTTGAAATTAACAAACGAGTGGCGATCGCAAATGGGCTTTTGGTTCAGGAAATTGACGATAGCAAAGCCACTGGCATGACGAGCAAATATCACGAACTCCGCCCACACACTGTTTGGGTGAGTGATGGTGAAAACCCATGGGAGCAATATGCGCCAACTCTTTGCTGGGAGGATGCGGGTCCGATCATCCTGAAGAATCGCATGAGTCTGGTTTGGGATTGCGCTGAAGATGCCAGTTCTGAGTGGTGGAGTGCTGTTGACCAGTTCGATGAATGCCGCGTTCAGTATCAGTCCAACCCGCTGCGCGGTGCAATGATCGTGTTCCTCATGCTTCGGGAGCAAGCCAATGTTCAGGATAATCCAGCCTAATACCTGGTACGCCGATCCCCACGGCGCACCCTGCAAAATCCTCCACGCTACCCACGAAGTCATCCACTACATCCGTAACGGTCGCACCTGCATCGCCAGCATGGGCCGCTTTCAACACGAATTCGAGCCGCTGACCAAAGCACAGGCCGAGAGGATTGCCGAAGAAATCGAAACAGCAGAACACCTGAAGAAGCTGCGCGCCCAGCGTGTGGCATAAGGAGAGAGCGTGAAACCTTACGAATCGAAGAAATCACAGTTCACCAGAAACCTGATCCGGCGGCGCCACGCTGAATGGTCAGAAAAGACCTTCGGTAATGTCGGCCCTATCGGACCTCTGAAGCACCTTTCGAAAGAGGCGCTGGAGGCTGCTGCCGATCCTGGTGACCTCAGCGAATGGGCTGATATGCAGTTCCTGCTATGGGATGCACAGCGGCGCGCTGGTATCACCGATGAGCAAATCACCGCGGCGCTGGAAGAAAAGCTAAAGCTGAATATGGCGCGCCAGTGGCCGGAGCCGAAAGATGGTGAGCCGCGCCTTCACGTCAAACCATGACGCAACTGATAGCCAGTTATGAGCTGGCTATTGGGTGCGAAAGCACTGCCACGTTATCCCTTTTGCCCGGCCACGCGCCGGGCTTCTTTTTTGCCTGGAGACACCCATGAGCGAAATGACCTTAATCGTGCCCAACGACTGGGTAACCGAAGAAAAGCTCGTCGAGATTACCGGCCTTCGCCCGGGCACTATCGAACGGGCCCGAAAAAAATGCTGGATGGTCGGGCGGGAATATCTGCATGTCTCCCCGGACGGCGTACCGAAGAAGAACAGCGAATGCATGTACAACCGTAAGGCTGTCGACCAGTGGGTTGAGAGCATGTCAAAGAAACAGCCAGGTGCGCGCCAATGAAGATCCGTTTATGCTTAGCGGGCTCTTGGACGTCAGGAGGGAATAATGGCTAAGTCAGCATACCCAACAGGCGTGGAGAACCATGGCGGTACGCTCCGCATATGGTTCATCTATAAAGGCAGCCGGGTGCGTGAAAGCCTCGGCGTGCCCGATACACCAAAAAACAGAAAGGTCGCTGGCGAGTTGCGCGCGTCGGTGTGCTTTTCGATTAAAACTGGCAACTTCAACTATGCGGCCCAATTCCCTGACTCACCTAACCTGAAAAGATTTGGCGTAGAGAGTAAGGAAATCACCGTGCTGGGGTTGGCGAATAAGTGGCTTGAACTGAAGCGCATGGAGATCAGCACCAACGCGATGTCTCGCTATTCATCTATAGCGCGCAACATGGTGCCAAGGATTGGCGGGGACAGGCTTGTTTCTGCGGTGACACAGGAAGACCTGCTGTTTATCAGGAAGGAATTGCTGACCGGTTATCACACGCTGAAAGTCGGGCAGAAAACGCCGATTAAAGGTCGTTCCGTCAGAACGGTCAACAACTACATGAAGACCATGGGCGGGATGTTTAAGTTTGCCGCTGATAGCGGTTATGTACGGGTGAATCCGTTCACCGGGATCGCCATGCTTAAGCGGTCACGATGCGAGCCTGACCCGCTGACGCGCGATGAGTTTGTCAGGTTGATTAACGCCTGCGCCCACCAGCAACTGAAAAACATGTGGTCTCTTGCCGTCTACACCGGCGTGCGCCACGGCGAACTCGTTGCGCTGGCCTGGGAAGATATCGACTTGAAAGCGGGTACGATGATGATCCGCCGGAACCACACGTTAACGAAGGAGTTCACCCTTCCAAAAACGGAGGCCGGGACGGATCGTATCATCAACCTCATTCAGCCAGCGATCGACGTGCTGAAGAGCCAGGCCGAATTAACACGTCTGGGTAAGCAGTATCAGGTTGATGTGAAACTGCGCGAGTATGGCCGTACCGATGTGCATCCGTGCACGTTCGTATTCAACCCGCAGATCGCATCACGTAATGGCCGGGCCGGGCATCATTACGCAGTGGGGTCGATTAATCAGTCGTGGGAAGCAGCAATGCGACGCGCCGGGATTCGCTATCGCAAAGCATACCAGTCCCGACATACGTATGCATGCTGGTCGTTAGCTGCCGGTGCCAACCCGAACTTCATCGCGAAGCAAATGGGTCACACTGACGCGCAAATGGTTTATCGGGTGTACGGATCCTGGATGGCTGAAAATAACCAGGACCAGGTACTCATCCTCAACCAGAAATTAAGTGAGTTTGCCCCATCCATGCCCCACGCAGTTGGATCGGATGGTTATTAA